CAGGTCAAGATGATTATTGGTGATGATCACACATCATTGACTGAATTTGAGAAAGCAGTTGCCGCTTACGAAACCTCACTCCGTTCCAACGATGAAAACGAACGACTTCGCCAGCGTGAGATTTCCAAGCAAACGCTTAATTCCATCTACGAGAATCTTTCTCCAATGGAGCAAGCAAAGTTTAACCAGACTGCTTACGATGTTCTTGGAAAGATTGAGGCTAGGAATAATGCACTTCTGAACTGGGAAACAACCAAAGCGCAAGCTGATGAGGAAAAAGCTCGTCGAGCTTCGATGGCAAAGTCCCAAATTGGAAAGCGTTGGCAAGATGCTTACTCCCAAGCCAAGCAACAACTTGATGATGCAATCAAGTATCCAGAAGAGGTTGCAAAGATTATCTCTTCCCAAAATATTGATGATGACAATACGGAAGATGAGCTTATTGCAGAAGCCGCTCTCCGTGAGAACAGCAATTTTGCTCCTGAACAAATTACCCGTGTTCTCCAACAGGGAGCCAAGTTCAAGAAGCAACGAGCTTATACTTTCGCACTTGAAAAACAAGTTGCAGAACTTAACGAAACGATTCGCAAGATGAGGGGATCAGGAACGTCTGATGGAAACATTGGATCTTCTTCTGCTGGCAAAGCTAATGCACAGGAAGAACGTACACCTGAAGCTCTTTTTCGTAAGTTTCAAAATCGGTAGTTGACATAGTAGATTTCACGCATAATCTATTATGCATGAGATTGAAATGTGGAGATACTCGTAAAGAAGATAACAAGATATTCTGGGCTTATGACCGATCCTCAAAGAATGGGGAAAGGTGGTTAAGCCCAGAACAGTTTTTGCATTACAAGAAACGCAATGCAGAAACATCAAAAGATTGCTACAACAAAAATCCTAAAGCATTCTGGGACAGAAGTAGAAAAGCTGACTTAAAAAGAAGGTTTGGATTAACTCCAGATTTGTATGAGAAAATGCTAATTCAACAAAAAGGAGTATGTGCAATTTGTAAAAAACAATGCAAAACAAACGAAAGATTGTGTGTTGATCATTGCCACCATACCAATAAAATAAGAGGACTTTTGTGCCGTAGATGCAATGCTGGTATAGGCCATCTAGATGATTCAATTGATTTATTAAAAGCTGGAATAAAATATCTAAAGAAATATTGTTGACACCATTTCAATTTTTCATTAAAGGTGGGTTTGACATAACGGCACGATTGCCGCCCAACGAAAGTTGGTTTAAGCCAAAGAACTAAATCGGGTAGCTCCGATTCAAAAATAAAAGCGGCGTTCCAAGGCAAGAATCAATAATCGAAAGGTATGACGCAATCACGCGATAGGCCGGATCGCATAAACCCACCACAAATGGGAGCGATCCTTTTTTGTGGTTAAACAAATCTAACACAAAAACAACTAACACCCTATCTATATGGCACAAAACGGAGTAACATTCTCTAGCTGTCAGGATGTGGACACCCTGTTTAGGGAAGCCCGCACCTACTATAACCCATTCTTCATCAAGAAGATGGCCATAAACAGTATTTATTATGGTCGTCTCGAAACCGAGACTTGGCCTCTGAATACTCTCCCGACTCAGAAAGCATTCCGCTTCGGTCGCGGTTGGTACAATCCAGATCAGCCTTGGCAACAAGTCCAGAGTGGACGTTGCATCCAGAATGCGGATGACGTTCAGTTTGAGACGATTGCTCACCCCGGCACGGAAAGCTATACGTTCAGCCTCTTCACCAAGGCTATGCGTACCGATTGGTATCAGCTTACCGATTTCATGTATCGCCTCTTCCCACAGGAGGAGATGGATCACATCATGGCTACCAACGTCAACATCACCAAGAACGTCCATGAGGAGTTCGCCCGTTCCAACTGGATCGGTGGTGCTGGACACAAGTGGGTTCCGATCTCCAACGGGCAGAGCCTCGTTTCCTGTGTTGCCGAGGATGACCAGATGTTCATCGTTCAGCCTTTCGAGGGAACGAACGAGGGTAGCTACAACATGGGCTATGTCTATGTGAAGCTCCCTGCCAGCCAGCTTACCAACATTGGTCTGCTGTCTCTCGACACCCTTGATGACATTCTCATCAACCTCCAGCGCGAGGATGATGCCTATCGTCTCGACGTTAGCGAGGCCGCTGGTCGCCCCCTCCTTGAGGTTATCGTTCCTGATAGCCGAGTCCTCCGTCAGCTTTGGCAGTATGCCAAGCAGTCTGGTGGATGGTGGGAGAGCGTCAGCGATTTCGATGACAAGCAACTCCAATACTCGCTTGGTATTGATCGCGTCATTGGAAACTACGCCTTCTGCAACGACATCAATGGTGTTCGCCTGAACGTCGATTGGACTTACAATGCGTCCCTCTTGACCTTCAATGCCAACGATCCGTCCACTTGGCCTCGTCTGGTTCGCGTTCTGCCCTATGTCCCCGTTGCTACGGAACTTGGTTGCAAATACGTCCAGAACCCTGCCTACAACAATGCCGACTTCGGTATCACCAACCCTTGGGTGAACAAGGCCATGATCAAGTGGATCAGCCCTTCACAGAGCGGTATCGGTGAGGCTCAAGGCATGACCCAGAACTATGCTGGTGATTGGGAATGGAAGAACCCTGATTGGGAGTGCAACATCAAGCGCGACCAAGGTTTCTTCTGGAACCAGTTCCGTATGGGTATGCAGTTCCAAGATCCTACGCTGATGCACTCCATCCTTCACAGGTTGAACACCAGCAAGCTGATCATTCCTGCTCCTTGCACCCTGTCTGCAAGCTACGTCCCGCAATACACCCCAGATTGCTACGTTTGCTCCAGCGTGGTGAATCAGCCCATCTAATCAATAAGGTAACATACAATGTCCCTTAATAACGCTAACTACGGCCCGTCCAGCGTTCTCAACGCCCCTGCCCTGCTTTACGCAGGGTATGGGCAACCGCTGACTCCCTACTTTGTTTCAGTCGCTACTGGAACTAGCTTCACTATTCCTACGAGTGCTCTTACTTGGTCGATCACGGCTAATGGTACTGGCTCTTGCTCCGTGAATGGTGTTTCTCTTTCTGGTGCTGTTAGCCTGTCAGGATCTGGCCCTCTCGCAACTCCGATTGTTGTATCGGATGTTGGATCGGATAACGTCTATGTCAGCTACACTCTGAACAATGTTGTTTACAACACTCCTAGCTACTACTAAAATCTAAAAAACTAATTATATGTCCGTACCCAAACCCACTCCTAATAACCTGACACAAGTCAAGTTCGGCCCTTTGGCTGTTGACTTTACTGTTGCAGGAACTGCCACACTTGGTCAGCTTGAGTATGACGAGCAGACGTTCATTCCTACGAATGCGTTTATCGTTTACAAGAATGCCCTTGGAACGAATGGCACTCAAGCCATTGTCACTATTGATGATGGTATCACCAACGAGAATGTATTCCAACCCCTTACGCTTCCTGCAACTCCTGTTGCTACTAGCCCCAATGCTAGTGCTAACTTGAGTCAGTCGGTGTTTGGATTTGGAGCAAGCTCCAGCCAAGCTACCTCTAACTACGTTCTTGGTCAGATTCCTGTTTCGACCGCTGTTCCTTCTAATGGAGCCGCCTCGACACAGACCCTCCGAGTCAATGTTACGCAAGCCGCTGTTCCTTCGCTTGCTACGACAAATCGCGCCACCACCAACAACATCTCGACGCTGACTGTTTCTTCGGTTCCGTCTTGGTTGGTTCCCGGTGTGTATGTCAAGGTTCTGACTGTTGGAGAAGCTTCTTACAATGGTCTTGTTCAGGTTATCTCCACGACCTCTACGACCTTCTCGTACTACAACCCAAACAAAGTTACTGAAGCTACCACCGCTGATACCGCTGGTCGCATCGGTGCGATCTATGGTGATGTGTACGTTGTTGGTCTTCTTGTGTAATTAAACTTGGTGGGGCAGGGGTTCGATCCCCCTGCTCCATCATAAAACTGCCATGTCTGTAACGCCTCTATCTTTTGAAGATTTCGTTGACACGACTGCCGATGAGCAGAGATGGCAGATTTACAATGCTTTTCTAAAAAACGGAACTCCAGCATTGTCCTTTGAAGATTTTATTGATACAACTGATAGCGAACAACGCTGGTTGATCTTTAATGCAATAGCAAATCCCTAATATATTATGTCCGTAGATCCTCTTACATTTGGTCAATTTGTAGATACGACTGACAGCGAACAGCGTTGGCAGATTTACAATGCTGTTGTAGCTGGAGGAAGCGGAGGGAATCCTTTTAATCAGTCTTTAAATACGACTGATGATGTTACTTTTAATAGCGTTACTGGAACTACAGGTATTGCATCAGCTTCTGGTGGTTTCTCATCACTATCTGTTGGATCTTTTGTTGCTAGTGGGACAGTTTCTTGGCCTTTATATCAAGCAGTTGTTGGCGCAAGTGACCCAGATGGAGGAAGTGGTGGAGGGCCGGGATCTATTACTTTAGATGGAGGAAATGGTCTTTTTGATGGAAGTCATGCACACGCAGGAGGCTACTCTGGGAGTATAAATCTTTCTGGAGGAAGTGCGGGATTAGACGTTATAGGTAATGGAGTAGATGGAGGGCAGGGTGGGTTTATTACCATGATAGGAGCAACAGGAGGTGATGCTGGCTCTATTACTACTTCTGGATCTTTTGCTGGAAATGGTGGTAGTATTAACACATCCGCTCAAAGTAATTATGTTGGAGGATCAATAAATACATCTGCTGGAGCAGGTGGAGTTGGTGGATCAATAAATACAACAGGATCTATTGGCGCAAATGGAGGATATATTTATACAGCCGCATCAGCAACAAATGATGGTGGATATATTAATACATCATCTGATATTGGAACATCAGGAGGTTATATTAATACTTCTGCTCAAGGAGGAAATGGTGGATATATTAATACATCTGGAGATATAACAAACCCAGCTAATGGTGGTTCTATAAATACTAGCGGAAGAACTTCTTCTGGAGGGGGCATTAACACTTCTGATGGAGGTGGATCTATTGATACAAATGTAGGATATATCCAGCTTGGATTGGATGGAACTAGGACAACATTCAACGCAACAAGCACAGCAAATAGGATTATCAATCTTCCAGATGCGGCAGGAACTATAGTTCTTAAAGACACAAATAATGTTGTGCAAATTGGAGCAACATACTTTACTACTCCTGTATTAGTTTCTCAACTCCCATCTGCAACTGGAAATGCTGGCCTTCGTGCATTTGTTTCTGACGCTTTAAGCACCACATTTAATGGGAGCGTAACTGGCGGTGGAGGAAACAAAATTCCTGTCTTCAGCAATGGATCAGCATGGAAAGTAGGATAATTTCTAACAACTAACTGAAAATAAAATGGCTCAATACACACTACAAGTAACTAAACTAGAAGTTGATACTTCTGCTTATGTGATTTCTGACATTCCTGCCAGAAAGATTGCATCTGTATCATTCTTTGGATCTCAAATCCGACTCACGCTTTGGAGTGGTGATGAGTATACCGCCGCTGGTGATTACACCCAAGCTCAAGTAGATGCTCGGATTGCCGAGCTTCTTGGAGCAGATCCAGTTGCTACGCTTACTGGACTCCTACCAAAACATCCATAATAAAGTTATGGTTCACCACCTAGATACCGCCGCTACAGGAGCAATTGGGTTTGCCGCTCCCATTGCCGCCGCTACGTTGTCACTAGATGCTACTCTGGATCTTGAGATGCGTATCGCTTCTATGGCTGTCGGTATCTTGGTTGGACTAGCTTCTTTTGCAAAGCTCTGTTACGACATCTGGGCTGACCACAAGAATAGGGAAAAATGAAGGCTCTGCAAATCATTGCGGTTAGTGCAATGATCTGTCTGGCAGGTTGCGCTCACCATGAAGATCATTTCACGCCTCCTAGCCTTGTTGAAGTTCAACGCAATGTTGCTAGGGTCGCTCCTTTCGTTAAACCAGAAGGAAAAACGGCATACATCGACCTTGAGAAATCAATCGCGGATTACCAAGCAAGGGTCGAAAAGCAAACGGAATTACTCGCTAAAGCAGAGCAGGATGCAATCTACTGGCACGAAAAGCAGGAGAAAGCACTAGAGGAACTTTGGATTTGGAGAAGCATTGCTATTGCTTCGGTACTTGCAGTAGTGGGATATATCGGAATCAAAACAGCATGGCGATTCGCTCTTTAATTGAAAAGAAACTTGATCAACCAGCATCAAGGAGCAAGAAAGCTCTTTATGCGGGATTGGCTGGCTTGGGCGTTGTTATTGTTTTCCTGCTTTCTTCAGCCCTCATCCTCAAACATTCAGAAGTTGCTAAAGAGATCGTTGAATTGGCTACGACTTCAATCATGGCTTTTATGGCATTATCGGTTACGCTGATAACAGGGCAAAGCGCGTTTGACTGGAAAGCCGTATCTGCTCTTCAAAATATATCAGAGGATGAGAAGGTTGATTCAAACGCTGAAGCACCAGATGTGGAAGTAAACCAGCGAGTGTATAAGCCTCGTTACTATGATGACCACACGATTTAAGAATGTCATTATCCCTTGGTTGTTTGACCATGAGGGCCGTGAGTTAGAAGATGACAAAGACGATCCCGGTGGTCGCACAAAATTTGGAATAGATCAACGATCTCATCCCAATGTGGACATCAAGAATCTAACGGATGAAGAGGCAACTCAAATCTATTGGCTAGAATGGCAGAAAGATGGTTGCGAACATCTTCCTACTCCGCTTGATTGGATTTACTTTGATGCTTGTGTGAATTGCGGAACTAGCAGGGCTATGAAATTCCTTAAAGCATCAGCTAGAGATGCAAAGAAGTTTCAGGAAGAAAGGATAGATTTCTATAATAGACTTGCGGATCAAAATCCAAGATTGAGCAAGTTTCGCAAAGGTTGGATTGCGAGAGTAAATGACTTGTCAAGGGCTTGCGGATTGGCTTAAAGTAAGGCGATGCAATATCAAAATAGCCAATGTTGCTACAACGCTGAACCAAACTGCTTTACTGGTTGTGGTCAGACTATGCCCATTGTGCCGGGGACTAATCCTTCTTTGCAGACTTGGAATGGTCAGAATTTTGTTGTTGCTGATGGATCTGTACAGAATCCAATTTTTCTTCCAAATCTTCAGCAGAGTTCTTCTACGGCATCTTATTTAATTGGAGGAGATCCTACTGGAAAGTTGTCATATTATTCTCCTTCATTGTTTGCACAAAACAATAACTTCTGTGCATTTTACGATACTACCACTCAAACAAGTGGAGGAACTACTGCTTCAAATCTTGTAACATTTAATACTACAAATGTTACTAATGGAATATCGTTAGTAAACGGAAGCCAGATTACATTTTCAACTTCAGGTTACTATCTTATTAACTTACTTGGGCAATTTCTATTTACTGGAGGCTCTTCTAATTACGATATAACTATTTGGTATGCCGTTAATGGAGTTTCTGCTACTGCATCATCTTATACTTATACCATAGGAAGTTCTCAAAAGTCGCAGGTTTTGGCAAATGTTGAAAATATTAGTTACCTAAATAAAGGAGATTATATTCAATTTTATTGGTGGTCAGATATTACGCAATCTTCCATAACGCTTGCACCAACCGCCGCTGGAACTAATCCAACTCGTCCTTTATCTCCTAGCGTAAACGTTAATATAATCCAAATTAAGTAATCTTTATGCCCTGTCCTCCACAAGTTCCTATTAGCATTCTTCCTCCTGTAAGCCAAGGACAAGGGCCGCTTGTGTGGCAGAATGGAAGCCAGATTGCTAGACTAAATTCTCCGCTTAATCCCTCGCTGGTTATTTATGATGGAAGTGTTGTTCGTTATGGAGATGGGTCTGCACAAGCACCAATTACTCTTCCCAATATCCAGCAGTCATCTCAAGCCGCATACTATCTTGCTGTAGATGGTAATGGAACTATATTCAAAACTCCAGTAATATCATATTCTGCAAATATACTTATAGTTGCTGGTGGTGGATCTGGAGGTGGAACAACCTCATTTAGAGGAGGAGGAGGTGGTGGTGGTGGTGTTTTGCAAGCCACAACGCCTTTAATTCCCGGCTATACATATAGTGTTATTGTGGGTGCTGGAGGAGTGGCAACTACTGGGCTTGGTTCAAATGGAGGAAATTCTAGCTTTGGAACATTAAATGCCATAGGTGGAGGTGGAGGTGGATATACGCCCTCTTCGGCTGTCAATGGATCAAATGGTGGATCTGGAGGAGGTGGTGCATCTGTTCAGTCTGGAACTGCTGGGTCTGGGGGACAGGGAACTTCAAACCAAGGAAATAATGGAGGATCTGGATCTGTTGGTGCAAATTCTGGAGCAGGAGGAGGTGGTGGTGCTGGCTCTTCTGGAACTTCAGGAATAAATTTAATTGCTGGAGGAGGTGGTGCGGGAGGCTCTGGTATTGCAAGTTCAATTTATGATGGAACCACAAGATACTACGGAGGCGGTGGTGGTGGATCTAATCGCTATATTGGATCTCCTACCAATATTCCTCTTGGCGGTCAGGGTGGTGGAGGAAATGGATTTGCAAATGCAACTACTCTGGCTACTTCTGGTACTGCTAATACTGGTGGAGGAGGAGGCGGAACTGATAATAACTCTTCATCATTAGTAGCGGGAAATGGTGGTAGTGGAATCGTTATTGTTTCCTATAATTCCACAAAACAACTTGCAAATGGTGGCGTTGTAACTTCTTATACTTCTGGTGGCTCAACTTTTTGGGTGCATACTTTTACAACTTCTGGTACTTTTATATCTTAACAAACAAAACTATGTCTTACGGATACAACAACGGATGGGGCGGTGGATGTGGATGCGGCAATACTGTTCAGTATGCTCCCCCGGCTTGCAATCCCAACTTCCCAACTTATTGCACCTCATTAGGACAGGGTAATATTGTTCGTCTTGTTGGTGAGGATTCCGCTTTTTGCAAGTATACAGTTCCTACTTTTGTTGCAACTGCTACAAACACTAAAGCGCAAAGCATTCTGACATACAATAATGTTGGAAATGTTTCTTGGGGGGATGGTTCTTCAAGCAATCCAATTTATATTGCTCCTCCAGACAACACGGCAACGGGTCAAGCATATCAATCTCCTGTGTATGGAACTACAGGAGTTAGTTTGCAAGCGACAACGGCAACCGGGCAATTGGTGGAACTTACTCCCGCATCAAGCCTTTTATCTAAAGCCCAATTCCCTGTTGTCGCTCCAAGTGGAAGCACGACTACTTGGGGAACCATTGACAACATTATCCCAAATGATGGTGTTGTTTATAGGTCTAGCGGAACGGTTGCAGAAGCATCTCTTGGATCTACTGGTCAGGTTCTCACAATGTCAGGTGGTGTTCCTGTTTTTCAGACTCCTCCGACAAATGCCTTTATTGATGCACGATCTGTAAACATTTCCTATGCAAGCGTGACATCATTGAATGTTACTTTTAGTCAACTTGTTTTAAGCAATGGAACGAATCAGATTGCAGTAAGTAATTCTTCTACTTACACTCTTAATCTTTCTAATTATGGTTTGGCAAACACTCTTGATACTGGATCGCTTACAAACAACGCATATTATTATGTGTTTGCCATTTATAATTCTACGACATCAACCTTGGCAACGCTTGCATCTTTAAGCCCTACAGCACCCACTCTTCCTACTGGATATAGCTATTTCAGGTTGATTGGTCTATTCAGGACTAATAATTCTTCGCAGGTTGATGCTCTATACAACCAAAATGGAAGAGCAGTAAATCTTGGACAGACTGCAAACGTGGTTGTATCCAGCCAATCTACTCAAGCTACAAATAAGTATTGGTCTGGATCTATTTCATATGCTCCTTACCAGTATGTTGATAAGGCTTTCTTTAGATTTAGTCTTGTCGGAACATCCACAAGCCAGACTGCAAACGTAATCATTTCAAATGTTGCCGCTGGTTCAACTGGAGGAACTCAACCAGCATTGGCAACAACTAACGAAATTTACGGAGCGTTCATCGTTGCGCCAGCATATGGAACTAGTACAAATTCCGTATATGGATCTACCACTTGTGTTGTTCCAAATAACTCTACCAGCTACTTCAATATTTACACTACTGCTATTCTTGGAACTGGAGATTCTTTTGCCCTTCAAATCTCTGGTTACGAGTTGAGCTTCCTGTAATATGGCCCAAGATGGGAGAGTTTACGATGGAACAGCGGTAACGATTGGAATGGATGCCGAAACGCATCCTTCAATCCTACCGCCAGAGTTTGTTTCTTCCTGTGTAAACCGATCATTCAGGCAGGGAATCAATGGAACTCGTCCTCCTTTTACAGAGATTCCCATCACGCCAGCATTTGGACAAGATCCATCTATATTGACTGATTTCCAGACGGGAAATTTTCAGGGTGCGCTTGCATATAGATCCATTAAAACGGGATCTGCTGATGGATTTGTTGTATCAGTTGCAGGAGTTATTTACTTTATTTCGGTAGTAAACAACATTGGAACACTCTACAAACTCATTGATGGGAATGATCCATCCATGATGCACACATGGTTTGTTCAAGCTGAAGATTGGGTTTACATCCAAAATGGATACCAAGATCCGATTGCTTGGTCTGGAGATATCTCTGGAACTCCTACCAATCTCCAAGCAAAGGGAGATGGATCTTCTACAATAAAATTGACTTGGACAGACAATGCCGCTGGTGCAGTTCAGAATGAGATCCAAGTTCAATACAATCAGGGCATCTTTGGAACAATTGCTTTGGTTCCATATTCTCAAACTTCTTATTCTTTCACCGCTCAATCATCTTCTACATCATACGCATTTCAAGTTCGTAGCGTATTCCCTGATGGCTCATCTACACCTTGGTCGAACATTGCGACTACTACATCCGCAACGACTACAATAACAGCGGCACAGCCAAATACGATCTTTAGGCTAAATCCTGTCAAGCAACAGATGCCGATTGGAACGATCATGGCATATGCCTATGGTCGAGTTGCAGTAAGCGATGCCAATAACAACATCTATGTTTCCGACATCATCTACGGAAACGGATTTACAAATACGGCAAACACTCAAAACTTTACAGAGCAAACCTATTGGGCTGAAGGTGGATCATTTACCCCTCCTGCAAACCTTGGATTGATTACAGGCATGAGGATCATGCCATCCCTGAATATCAATGTTCGTGGTCAGGGTGAGCTTGTTGTATTCTGTGAGAATGGATCTTTCACTCTGGATTTGTCTCAAGATAGAACGACATGGCAAGCATCCAATATCCAAAAAGTATCGCTGATTGGTCGTGGATGCCGTTCTCCTTGGAGCATCACGGGAGTCAACAATGATGTCTATTTTAGATGTGATGATGGATGGGCTTTCTACAATAATGCTCAAGTAGACTTCTACTCTGCTTTGTCCTTCCGAAAGATCAGCAGGGAAGTCCAGCCTTGGGTAAACTATGACACTCCTTGGTTGAGGCAGTTTGAATCGGCAATGTTCTTTGACAACCGAATCATTGCTACTGTTTCTCCATTTACTGTTTCTACATCTGCCAACTATGGATTGCATCGTCCAAGCAGGGCTATGATCGTTCTTGATGTTGAGCAAGAAAGCAGGAACAACCCTAGTGCATCTCTTCCTAGTAGGTGGAATGGGCTTTGGGAAGGGCCGCAACCTACACAGCTTGCCACAGCTCAAATCAATGGAGTCCAGCGTGGATTTGCTTTCTCGTTTGATGCTGACAATGTGAATCGTCTTTACGAGCTTCAGAGCAGTAGCTCATTGCTTACTGGCGTGGATGACTATTCCGTTCAGTATGGAAGCGTACCTATCAAATCTTATTTCATCACAAAGAGATATGATTTTGTTCCAAATCCCGGTGCTAGTAAGTTTGTTAGGAAGCAACTTGCTGGTGGAGAAGTCTGGATCTCAAACCTAAAAGAGGCCGTAACAATCTCCTGTGAATACCGACCCGATTCATATCCTTGTTACTTTACTCTTTCTAACCCGATTACAATTGGTCAGGACGAATGCACTCCAATATCCAATGGATGTGTTCCTGCTGTTTCTCAACCTCGTTATCAGCAGTTGAAGTTTCCTTCTCCTGATATTAACGATTGCGAAACATTTGGTCAGATTTCTCCGCAGGAAGGTGCAGAGTTTCAATTCAAGATCGACATTTCAGGATCGTGCATCGTGGATAGAGTTAGGCTTTCTGGAATCTTCAATGACTCATTGGATCTCCCTGCTGGAGATTGTGCCGATACTTTCTATAACGATCCAGAGCCAGTTCAATGTGCTTGTCAGGCAGATTTGGATTACTACAGGATTGTACCTTTGCCAGATTATATCTCTTCAGTAAATGGTTAAAAGTATTGCTAATGCTTACAAAAAGGTTTACAAAATAACAATATGCAGAATCAGAGTTCTCCAGTTCAAATTCTTGCACCAGTAATTCCCAACAACTGGTGTCCAGAAGGAAGTTGGTCAGACATATTTAATTCATTTGTTCAGCTTTATCTTAATAATTCTACAATCAATATCCCCGGCCTTGGTCAAGTAACTCCACAGCAGATTGCTACGATCAACCAGAACATCCAGAACCTCCAGAACGAATATAATGCTCTGGCTGTTAATGTTCGTACTGGAACAGTTAATCTTACTGGTGCTTCTGTTATTTATCCTATCTCTTTTTCTTCAGCAATGCCTAATGCCTCCTATCAGATTATCATTGAGCCGATTTCTGCTAGTGGATCTACCCCTACAAACAACTGGTCTTGGGCTGTTGTTACGGGATCTAAAGCAACAAATGGTATGTCTATCTTGTTTAACAATCAAACAAGTGGTTCTATTACAGGATTTAACTGGACAGTTCAATCTATCGCTTCATCATAACACTAACCCCTAACCAAATCATATCATGGCAAAGGACATCAACAGGGCTACCCAGCCTAAACTGCAAAACGAGGGATTCTCCACCCGTGGAGACATCAAGGAGGGAATGAGCAATCATCCCAAGGGAACGGAGTTCAGCGGCATTTTCTATGCTGGCAAGCTCCAACCTGAACCCACCTCCCCGGGTCGCGGTTCCTCCAAGAAATAATATGGCCTCTCACGGCGTACAATACACAAGGGATAATACCGAGCGTGGTATTGTCTTTGATCATGCAATGCCCCAGCCTATGCAGAGGGTGCAGATCAAGGGCGACATCCCTACTATCCGTGCGTACAAGGATGCCCGTACCGCTCGTATCAAAGCTATCGGAGAAGCCAATCAAAAGGCTGTTTCCGTTGGTTCTGCTAACGAGAGCGGAATGGGAGCGAACGCTAATCCGTTTCACGCAGATTGGATTTGATATATGGCTTCTCCAAAGATCCCTAAAGGTGGGTCGATGAGGAGCCGTATGCTTTCCGTCAAGTCTGCCCCAAGCATCAAACTTGGGAATCTTAAAAGCACAACAGGCCCGAATCTGAAGGCTACCCGCAATCTTGTGGGCGGCCCGATTACTCGCGGAGAAATGATCTAAAGCGATGCTGTACGATGTCCAATACATTCTAGATGCTATTCGCCCATATGCGGGAAATAGCGGAACTTGTAATCAAAAGGTTCAGCTTGATTACATGAACAAGGCTCGTCGCTTGCTCTGGAACAAAACGGATACAGATGCTACTTGTGAATATGTATGTATCGCTTGTGTTAATGGGATTCTTACTCTGCCTAGCATCTACAAACAGGTTCGATTGGCTTGGATTGATGGTCAGCCTGTTTCTCTTGGAAACGAATGGTATCAATCCATTCCTCAAGATACTTGGGGTGATGCCTCAAATGGCGGGTATGGCAATGGATGGGGTCAAGCGTATGGATGGAATGGTGGCAATAAGAAATTCATTGAGATTGGTGGCAAGCACGTTACCTATCAGAATTATCATGCCGCTCCATATCTGCTTTGTTTAGAAGCAGAGTCACCGCTGGATGCTGGACAGCAGATTACGCTGTTTGGAGAGAATGCTTATGGTACTAGGATCAGCGAGACGATTACTCTTGGTCTTGCTCCTGCATATTCCTATTCCGTAAATTACTTTAAGGATGTCTTCCAATGCACGAAGACGCAAACAAAGGGTAGGGTCAGGTTGTATTCTTATGATCCCGACAATCAAGCACAGATGCTTTTGTCGATATACCAACCCTACGACATCAATCCTAGCTTCCGTAGATATGCAGTTCAGGGAAGGGTGAGGGATTCTGTTATCCTTTACTGCAAGAAGAACTATCAGGATTTGTATGAACTAACCGATCAGGTTGAGTTCACGCCTGAAGCGATGATTTCTGCTGTGATGGCAGTTGTCTATCGTGAGAATAAAGGAAGTGATCAGCTTTATGCTACGTCACTTCAGAATGCCATCTTTGAAGTCAATAGAGAGACTGCTGATAGGGAAGAGCCTACTGGTAGTACGATTAGGCAATTCCCAAACAATATGATGTTGAATGCTTTGATTCCAACATATGCTTGGGATGATGGAGCTACATGGCCCTATTGATAAAATAAACAAAATATAATATAACAGATTTTATGGCATTTTCTACAATGGGAACAGCAGGAGGCGCACTTGGCGGTGCGGCGGCTGGAGCGCAACTTGGATCAATTGTCCCCGGTATTGGGACTGCTATTGGTGCAATTGGGGGTGGTCTTTTAGGAGGTCTTGCTGGATCTGGTGCGCTTTCAGGTGGAAGCTCAACAGCTAAAGGACTTCCTTCATTTAGCCCACAACAGGATCTTGCATTTCAGCAACAAGAATATAACCAGATGTACCCACAGGCATTGGGTTATGGTCAGAATGCATTTAATCAAGCTGAATCACAGGGTCTTGGATTTGCTAAAGCTGGAACGCAACAGAATATTGCTGAACAAAACAAAGTAACGCCGGGTTCATCACAGCAAAGAGAACTTGCTCTTCAGCAACTTAATTCCTACATCCAAGGACAGATCCCACTTGATGTCCAGCAACAGATTAATCGTCAGGTTGCACAGAATCTTGGTGGTGGATTCAACCTTTTCTCTGGTGGAGGACAAGCTCCACAGAACTTTGCTAGGAACATTGGACAGACTAGCGTTGGTCTTTCCCAATACGGATTGAGTGCCGCTCCTACTTGGCAACAACTTGCTAATACAATGGTGGTATCTCCTGCTGTTGGACTTGAAGCTGGATTGCAAGCAAGCGGTCAGGGAGCAAGTCTTGCCGCTCAAGCGGCTGGATTGGGAAATCAGCTTGCGGAGAGTCAGTATCAAGCTGGATTCAACCAGTATCAAGCACAGCAGTTGGCTAATCAACAGCAAGCTCAACTTGGTATGGGCCTTGGTCAACTTGGCTTGGAAAGCTATTCTGCATTAAATAAAGGGAATTATCTTAACTCTCTTGCTTCTCCATCATCACAGATTCCTGCCGCTCAATATTCTGGGTCTATGGTTCCTCTTTCTTCTGCCCCGCAATCTGTCCAACAGCAATACGGCTGGGGACAATACGCCAATCAATAATATATGCCAATCGGATACGCAAATTTCGGGAACATACAGGCTGGCAATCAGCAGGTTGTTAATTCGCTTGTTGGCCTTGGTCAGCAGATTGGCAATGCTATTGAGACTCATGCGGCTACGCAGTCTGCACAGGCTATGTTGCCTATGTTGCAACAGCAGTATCAGGCAGGAATGCAGAAGATTTCTTCAGGTGATTCTGCTGGTCTTTCTGATGTGTATAACGCAAGCATGGTTGCTTCACAGAATCCATTGCTTGCTCCTATGGCGAATCATGCCGTGAATATTGCGAACATGGCGAATGTCCAAACTCAACATGGATTGAGGACTCTTGCGGCTCAACAGGGGGCTTTGTATAGGGCTAATCTTAAAGCTCAAGGAACTTTAGGTGGTGGTGTTCGCCCGATGACAGGTGGACAGCAGGCTCAAAATACCTACAGATACCGCAAGGATCTAAATACTATTTGGGATAATAACAGGGATAATGTTAATGACTTCCTTTCTGGAAAAGACAATTCTGGAACTACTCAACTTGCATCTGCTTTGAATAAATATCAGGCAATGAAGCAGGATTCGGGGATAACTGATCCTAATTTTGAAAATGTTTTGATGGCTAAACAGGCAATTGCCGCTGGTGCTGATCCAGCAAAAGTCCTTGAGAAATACAAGGCTCTTCAAATTCCTGCTTCTAAAGCATCTGCTCCCACAATAACCACTCCTGCCGCCGCTCCTACAAAACAAGCTCCTGTTCAGCTTCCTGCTGGGCTTCAGATCAATCCTACATTTAATACTGGATCTGCTACTCCTGCTGGTGGTATGATTCCAGCCGCATCTGGAGCAATGCAAGGAAATGTTGCACAAGCAGAAGAACCCGAAGTTGTCGAACCAGATACAGAAGACCAAACCGAAGATCAAGAAGCTGAACAAGTAGCATAATTATGGGAGACAATCCGTTTGCCGACCTTATTCCCCAAAGAGGGTCAGAACAGGGCGGTGTAATAAATCTCCCTGTAGCTAATCCTACGCCTGTTACTACATACAGCATTCCTGCCGCTGTTGGTGGTGCTGATGAGGCGTATGATTCTGGAACCGCTCAAGGAATTGGATCATCGGATAATGAGCTTGCACCCGGAATAGTTGCGGTTAATCCATCTGTTTACCCCATTGGGACTATCTTTAAGGATGCCGATACTGGTGAGGCATTTGTTGCTGGAGACAAACATGGGAATGCAAATCCTAATGTCATTGATATTTATACGCCCCCATCTCAATACACGGGATTTTCTGGTCAAAGAAATCTAGTTCCTGTGGGAAAGGTTCCTGCCAATGAGATTCCAAAGACCGCTGGAGGAGTGGGTGAATTGCTGAAGAACTTTGGAAAGGTTCCTGAAGGAGAGGGTGCATATACGTCCCTTGGAAAGATCCAGCAAGGATCACAACCTCAACAGCAACAGATGGAGAATCCGTTTGCTGATTTGATTCCACAGAATGAACAGCCACAATCTACTGGTGGCGCATTTCAGTCAGCCGCATCTAAAGCAGAGCCAAGCAATCCTTTCGCTGATCTAATTCCTTCTCAACCAGCACCATCTAGTTTTGGAACAGCCGCTACACCTACTGGTCAACCTCAAACATTTGGAGATATGGGAGTTGGCTATGAACAGAAGCCTGATGTTGGATATTTAGAACTGGCTGGTAGAGGGCTTACTGGAGCCGCCGCTAAAGCCAATGAATTGATGGCACAAGGGCTTGGAATCTTTCCTTATTTGGAAGACAAAACGCTTCAAGCCTTTGGCGTAAATAGTGATATTTACAATCGCTACATGAAAGCGGTTCATTCTGTTGGTCTTGGTCAGCCGGGTGTTGAAGCCGCTCAAATCAAGCCGACTGAAAAACTTCCTCCGCTTGGTGAAGCTGTTTACTCAACAGCAGAAATGGCTGGAACATTGCCATATATGATGATGACAGGAGGGATTGGTGCTGAAGAAGCCGCCGCTAATGAAGCATTCCAAGCAGTCAAGCCATTGTTGCCTCGTATAACGCAAGGCATCCAATCAATGACTATTCCTGCGGCTGAATCTGGAATGGATGCTGTTAAGCAATCTGCCGCAAAGGGAGATGATCAAATTACCCAAACAGCAAAAGGAATGGCAATGGCAACTACAACTGCCGTTATGGGTGCCGTTCCTCTTTCGATTCAAAGCAAGATTGCAAATCCGCTGTATCGTTTCTTAGAGCAAGGTGCTTATGGATACTTAACAGGAATCCCTGTTGGTGAGGCGCAGAAACAAGTTAATTCATGGGTGAATGGTCAGCCATATGTTCCCAGCACATTTAAGGAAATGGCTGTTCAGGCTATACCAATGGGATTGATGACTGGTGCTTTTGGTGTCCTTCATGCACCTGAAGCTAAAGGTAAATATGATCAAACATGGGCAGGGCCAGAGCAAACACTTGCTCCATCCGCTAATCCTGTCGTCAATCAGCGAGAGGCGCAGATTACCCAGATGGCAGACAATCAGTCGCCTACTCTGGAAGTCACCAAACCAGCAGAAGAAGCTCCTGCTCCTGCTGTTGAGACTCCCGCCGCTCCTGTTGATGTCCAAGCACAGATTGATCAGCTTCACCTAGATCAGTTGGAGCATGATGAGGGATCTCCTGAATATAATGCAATTCAGGAAAAGATTGATGCTCTAAACAAACCCGCTGAAGCCCCTGCTGAAGCACAACCTAAAGTTGTTAAATTAACTGGATTTGGAAAAGGTGATACCGAAGCTGGATCAAGACTTATTGATTCTATTGAAAAAGAAACAGAAGAGAACCAGCTTGATCCAAGAGAAAGAATTGTAAATCGCAACGCCGCTATTGATGTAGAAGATTCAGGTGGTGTAGCAAGAATACATTCCATTAGAGCATTTGAAAGAGGGACGGGTGCTGGAAGGGATGCTCTAAATTTAATTATAAGATTAGCAGATCAAGAAGAGGTTCCTCTTGTTCTTGACCCTGAAAGATTTACATCTGAAGGACTTACAAATAAGCAATTAAAAGATTGGTATTCAAGAAATGGATTTGTGGAGCAAGAAAATGGTTCCATGAGGAGAGAACCAAAACAACCAACCGAAAAAACATATGAGTCCGTTCAGAAGCAAGGTGCAAGAGAAGTGGGCGTTCGCAACGCACCAGCCGTGGGCGAAGGAGTGGGCACAGAAAACAAAGCAGAAGTCCCTGCCGGAAAAGGTGAAGCCCCGAAAGAAGAAGTAGCACCAGCTAATCCCTATGATGCCATTAGGGATAGCTATTACGAAAATGGAGATCACTCTCAACTGGTAGATTCAGCAGAGAAAACAGCCAAGGAGCAGGATAACCAATTCCTGCTTGATGCTGTTTCCAAGTTCCGCGAAGAAGTTGGACAAGGGGTTAATCCCAGCGAAGCCGCAACAAAACTGATGGATGCTTTGGCTTTTGAGGCCGACATGCATGAGCAGGGGGTCAAACCAAGTGATCGCGGATTGCCTACAGGAAAGGTTGGAAAGCGTGAAACTGAGGGTGGTTACTTTGGTATTCGGAACCCAATTATCAAATATCTTAAAGAGAATCCCATTTTATCGAGATCAACTTATCTTAAAAAGATAAAATCAGGCGAGTTTACTAAAGGAGGTGGTGAATACGATACACCTCCAGACATTAATAAAGGACACGCTATGCAAATTTATCGAGAGGATGGTCAGACTCTTGATAAGCGTCATCAACAAATGGTTGACGAGGGCATAATGAAGGCAGACTCAACTGTTGAGGATCTTTGGAAGGAAATTGATAATGCTTCCAAATCTGCTTCCAAGCTAGAAAAGGAAGAATCCAAGAAAGATGCTACAGAAAAAGCTTTAGAGGAAAGGGCTTCTAAACTAGAAAAACTCCAAAAGACTGATCCAGAAAAGTATGCTGGAGAAATGCAGGAGGATCTTGAACGCTGGTTTAATGACAAAAGGCGTAGCGAGGGTGGATTTATTGAGTTCCCTGATGCTGTAAAGAATGCCGCCGCTAAATTTGGCGAGGCTATCTACAAAGCTGGAATGTCATTCCGAGATTGGTCTGGCGAGATGGTCAAGCGTCTTGGCGAAGGAGTCCGTGGATTCCTGCGTAGGATCTACAATGCCATCTCTACTGGCGGGGGGCGTTTCCTAGAGCGTGGAGCCGAGCGTGGATCAATTGATCTTGGAGGAGAAGAAAGATTTAAGCCAAAAGCACCTACAGAGCGTGAGACATACGCAAAGAGGGCATATGATGCTTTGACTAAATCAAGGGGAGGAAATCCTCCTGATGAAGCTACGCTTACCAATGCCCTAGCAAAGAAATTCCCCGGGATTACCTCACGCGAGGCATCTGATCTATACGCATCCGCAACAGGAAAGCCTAAATCTCCTGCTCCATATGCTGGCGTTGCGGCTACGCAAGGAGAAATGTTCCCACAAAGAACTCCTATTGGAATTAGCAAAGAATCTGTTGAAAACCAGCGTCTCGCAAGGATGCTTGATAATCTTCCTGAATCAGAAAGAGAATCTAATGCCGCCAAAATAAGCGATGCTTTGGAAAAGAATAAAAATCCCAACATTGTTGAAGGATTGATTCACGAAATTATTGATGGCGGGAAAACAATTGCAACTCCTGAAGAAGTAGCATTGTTGAATGTGGAAATGAATCGACTTCAACTTGAGCGGGAGCGGATTCAAAATAACTTTGATCAGACAGAAAAGCGTCCTTCAGATTATTCTGTGCTTAATCAAGAGCTAAAGCCTATTGATGATAAGATAGATAGACTTGAAAGGGCTGTAGATAAAATTGGAACGAGTGCTGGTAGGCTTTTGCAAATGTTTAAGATCATGCTGGCTGAAGACTATTCTCCAGTTGCTCTTGAGAGAAAAGCAGTTCGTGATTTGCGCCGTGATCTTACTCCAGAAGAAAAGGAAACAATTGCTCGTCAGGCAAAGGAAATCAAAGACCTTCAGGACAAGTTGAATCAAAAACAGGGTCAGGCTGAAGAGAAAGATCTGAACGAATCTGTTAAAGATGCTTATGAAAGGCAAATTGCAGAGCTTAAAGAACAAGCGAAGCCTGATCCTGCTGTTCAGAGTATTCTTAACAAGGTAGCAAATGCTCTTAAATCTCCAGCAGATGCGGCTAGAGAGAGAATTGCTCAAAGAAGGAAAGAGCGTGGAGGAAGGTTATTCACGGGTATTGATCCAGAGCGTTTGGCAGATATTGCAGATGCCGCAATTATTGGTGCTGAAAAGATCGCCAAAGGAGCATCCAATCTCGCTAGGTGGACTGCTGAAATGAAGTCAGAATTTGGCGATGGGATTATTCCTTACATCAAGCAGATTTGGAATAAATCTCTTGAGAATTTTAAGAATGCAACAAGCAGGGTTACTGAAAAAGCATCGGATACAATAAAGAATAAAGTATCAAAGGTTGCTAAAGGAGAAGTTACTAAAGATGATATAATCAATCGCGCAAAAGCTGAAGCCGAAGCTGGAGAAGAATTGTCTCATAAAACTGTTTATGATTTAGCAAGAGCGCATATCCTTGAGGGAGTTAGGGGAGAGGACAATGTAATGAAGGCTGTGCATGATGATATTAAAGAAGCATATCCTGATGCAACAGAGCGCGATGTTCGCAGGGCGTTCTCTGAATATGGCAAAGCAAAATTCCCTAGCGCAGAAGAAGATAAAGTTCATTTGAGGCAATTAAGGATATTGGTTCGACTTCAGGAATCAATTGATCGACTCAAGCAAGGCTTACCAGCATTGCGTACAGGGCTACAAAGAGACAGAGCCAACCAAGCAATCAGAGAAAAGACTGCTATTCTAAATAACTTGCTTAAACAAGTTAAGGTTGAGCCTACACAAGAACAACTAACTTCACGACTTGAAGCCAAGAAGAATGCGTTGCGTAATCGCATTGAGGATCTTGATGCTCAACTTCAAGGTAAAGCAAAGAAGGTTGAAAAGGGACAGCCTGTTCCTCTTGATGCAGAAGGAGAAAGGCTTACTTCATTGCGTGATGCCATGCAACAGAAGTTGCGTGAGGTAGAAGCCGCCGAAAGAAAGGCCGCAAAAGAAAAAGCTGACGCTGAAGATGTTGATAAACAGAGGCGTGAGGCGCAGGCTGAAATTGATCGTATTCAAAAATCAATTGATGAGGTAAATGATCTTATCGCAAGCGGAGAAAAAGTTGCTCCTACTCCAAAAAAACAACCTCTTACTGAATACGCAAGATTACTTAAAGAGGATCTAAAGAAGGCTAGAAAGCAATATAAAAAGGTTATTGCGGAGCCTTCAAAATCTCCCGAAGAGAAATACAACGAACGCCGACAAGCAAAAATTAAGCAAGATATTGCTGATATTGAATATCGGATGAGGCGTGGCGATTACTCCAAAAAGGAAAAGAAGCCTTCATATAAAAAGACTCCCGAAACTGAATTGCTAGAGAAAAAGCTGGCTGATAAACGCCGCGAAGCCGATCTGTGGCGCGAGGAAAAAGAAAAGGCAGAGCGTCCTATTTGGGAAAAGGCATTGAGAACAACTAGTGAAACAGCAAGAGAGATAACTGTTGCTGGCATCAACGTGCTTTACAAGATCGGGAAATATGCGATAGCGAAGCCCATCACAACTCCTATTGGAGAAGTTGCTGGATATGCGGCTAGAAACCTTCTTGGTCTTGGAAAGGTTCGTGGTGAATACGAATCGGGAGCAAGCCCATTAAAGACAATTCCTGCATACTATCGCGGATATTGGAAAGCCATGAAGCAATTCATGCGCGTTTTGAAATCAGGTCATAGTGATTCAGAACTTCTTTACGACAAAAAGAAGCAGAATAATACCAATTGGTTTAGATGGGTTGGAAGCAATCTTCACGCCGCTATTAAAAATATACCATCTACTGCAAAAGAGGAACTTTATCGTGAACATCTTTATGCCAATGCAATTGCTGATGGGTTGATTGATCCAAAAAATCCAACCGATCCAAAAAATCAGATGGCAATGGCGGCATTAAATTTGAAAGCATATATTGCTTCCAAGTCAGAGAAGCTACAGGAGGATAATAAGATTGCCGAAGCAATTAACAATCTTCACAGATGGGCTGAATCTCCCGACAAGGAAGGCAGGATAAATCCATACACTTCAGCGGCATCTCACGGGATAAAAATAGCAATTACAAAAGGGATTTATAAGATTGGATTGAATTACTTGAAACAAGCCGCGCAAGCAGGAACTGGCCTGCCTAGAGGAATGGCATCTGCATTAAATGCTCATTGGAAAGGACTTGATACACTTACGCCAAAAGAAATGGATTACATTACTCAAGCATTTAAGGTTGGAGCCATTCCTGCCGCATTGATGGCATGGGCGGCTATTGATGCCTTCAAAGATGATAAGGATAAAGTGTTTGGTGGATATTACGAGCAAGGAAGAAAGAAGGGTGATGTCAAGTGGGGTGATGTTCGCATCAACGGAAAGCAATTTAGTTTGCACATTCCTGAAGTTGAAGCCGCTCAATTTGTAAACACAATGGCTAGAGACTTCAGAAAGAATGCTTCTAAAACAGATATTGGAATGGCTGGTGTTGAAGCGTTTTTTGATGCCATGAAGGGAGTATTTTCTGAAGCACCTGTAACTGGCCCTGTTACTGAAATAGCAAAGTCTCCAAAGTCATTTGCTGGTTATTTGTATCAAGGACTTGTTCCAAGTGCTGTTAGAGATGTTGCAAAGATAAGGGATGTCAATGCTCAAGGAGAACCCAATTATAGGTATCCAAGAACATCATTGGAGAACATTTATAAAGGAATCCCCGGACTACGAGAGACTCTTCCATCAAGGCCGCAAAGAAGTTCAACATCACGATCATCTTCTAGCGGATTACAATAAATCCACTTGCCAACTATTGCAGATTTTGCAATCGTTGAGACTCAAGCAACCACTATGAAGTATAAAATCCCTGCCGCATTTGCGGTTCACATTGAAGCCGATCCTGTTCTTGAACAACTCAAGAAAGATGGTGAGGAAAACAATCGTCCCGTCTCCGAGTTTTTCAAGGCCGCTTGTGCCTATCTTCTTGATAGCCGCCGCTATCTTTTCATCGAACTTGGTCGTTACTTGGAAAAGTATGGCCCACTTGAACCCCTGAATTATGATACAGGAGAACCAGCAACCACAGAAGCCGAAGCGGAAGTATCGGAGAAGAAAGAGTTCCCGCCGCTCAAATCCCTCCCCAAGCCAACCGAAGATAACGGCAAGCGATTCCATAAATCCTATGAGTAAGGAAGCATTATCTGATCTCCAAAGGGAGTCTGCTTGGACTGCCATCATTCAGGGGCTTGCCGCATCTGGTGAATTGTCTCCTGAAAAACTAGCCGAAAAGGGCGGCGATGTTCGTGTGCGTACATTGTGCGTACACGCCGCAAACCTTGCCGCAAATTTCCATGCTGAATTTGTAAGGGCGAATGGCAAATGATCTTGTTTATCAATCGTTGGCTTTATACAAGAAAGCTACGAAAGATTTATAAAAAATCCATAGATGATGGATACAAAAAATGTTGCACCAAGATTAAAATGCGGAGACATCCGCGAGGATGGTATGGTTTTTTGGAGTTATCAAAAAAGTTGCAAAAATGGAGAGCGATGGATGACTCCCGAAAAGTTTGAAGCAAAAAGAATTCAGAGAAACTCTTGGGATAAAAAGAATCCAGAAAAATCAAGAGAGAAAAATAGAAAATATCGAGAAAAATATCCAGAAAGAGTAAAAGAAAGCAATAAAAACACAAAAAGAAAACGAAAAGATAAGATTCGTACTGTTTACAACGCTTACATAAGGAACAGAACTTCAATAGATCCAATTTTCCGATTAAGGCAATCAATTTCTTCAATAATAAGAAAAGCATTTCTAAGAAAAGGTTTTGGTAAAACATCAAAATCAAAACAAATTCTTGGATGCTCGTATGAAGAGTTTTTTTCTCATATTGAATCTCAATTTCAGAAAGGCATGAATTGGGACAATCGCCATCTTTGGCATATTGATCATATAATTCCTATTTCTTTAGCAAAAACAGAAGAAGACGTTATCAAATTAAACCATTATACAAATTTAAGACCGCTATGGATTAAGGAAAACCAAGAAAAGTCTGATTTCCTTCCTTGTGGCAAAAGAGCTAGATTATATGAGCAACACATATATTAATCTAGGTAAATATGGTGATGTATGTTGCCTATTGCCTGCGCTATACGATGAGTTCAATCAAACTGGCGAAAAACCTAATCTTATTATTTCCAAAGACTTTCAAGACATAATTGATGGAACAAGCTATGTAAACAAGATTGTATATGATGGATCTTTTGATGATATCAAGGGAGCTTTAGAATTTGCAAAAAGCCTTTCTCTTGAACCAAAAACAACACAAGTTGTTGGAGATAGTAACTTTATTGTAAGCCAAGTTTATGGGAAAGATTATCATCCAAAGGTAATTTGTGACTCTTTTGGTCAAGATATTCTTAGGTTATGTGGAAAACTAAACTTATGGCCCAAACAACCTCCGCTTGTATTTGATAGGCGTGATGCCAAAAGGGAGAAAAATCTATACAAGTCTATACCTACCAAGCTGCCTTGGATTGTTGTAGGAACTGATGGAATCTCTTCACCATTCCCTTGGAAAGATTTACTTTGGGAAGTATTAAATCATTGTTTGCCTGAATTTCACATTATTGATTTGAATAAAATCAAAGCGCAAAAATTCTTTGATCTATTAGGGATTTTAGATCACCCCAATACACATTGTAATATACTTATTGATAGTGGCCCTTTGCATTTGGCTTATGGTTCATCAAAGCCGACTCATGCCTTAATATCTGATACACCAACAATGTGGTTTGGTGCTCCTTGGAGGCCCTCTTACGCTTCCTATACACGCTATAAGAACTTCCCCCGTGATGTGGTTAGGATGCTGGATCTGATTAGGAATCCTGCTCCTGATCCTATTTATCCAGATGTTGTCCATGTTTACCAAAGAACTCCTTGGGCAACTGGTGATGAGAAGAGACGCAATGCTGTAGCCAAGCAAACTTGGGATAAGGTTGGGTGGGTAGATTGTGGTCTGGATGATAACTGCTTTGTCAGGACTTCTGCTGAAATGGTTCCTGATGAGACGAAGAGAATCCCCATGATCAAAGAGATGATTCGATTAGCTTGCATGGGACGTGATGACAAAGATGTGATTGTGTTGACGAACAGCGACACTTGTGTTGCTTCAAACTTCATTGAGAAGCTAGAGGGGATTCTTCCAGCCTATGCCTACCGCTATGACTTCAAGTATCTGGAGAAACCAATTGCTGATGAAGATATAGCTTTAGGTAATAAGTATGCAGGGTGTGATCTCTTTGCTTTTACTACTGGATGGTGGAGGAAAAACAACCATCTATTTCCCGACATGATTTTGGGTCGGCATAGCTGGGACAGGATCATGCGTGAGTTGATAAAGCTATCCAAGGGTCGCGAAATTGATAGCGTGATCTACCATGAGAGACATCCTTCTGGTTGGGAAAACCCACAGAACATCCATCGTGATCCCTCAAATCTCCGCAACTGCAAGTTGGCCCGTGAATGGCTTCAGGAGCGCAAGATGCCGTTGCTAGAGATAGAGGGTCTGAACTACGAGGGAAAGTTTAAGCGGCCTGTGTTTAAGAAGGATTAGGGCTTTAGCATATTGAATGCTGTTGCAGCCACAATTGGAACCTGTCCATTTCCAATGGCTTTAAGTCTGTCCACCCAATGGGCCATCCCATCGTCCATTCCGAGTAATGGACGTTTAACCTCTTTCCGGTAGTTACCCGTGCGTGTTTGCTCAAGTCGTATTGGTTTTGCTTTCCTCCCGCATTCTTGCTGTCTGCACAAGTTGGAGTCGGCAACCAACCACCATCTGGATCTATGATGGTCTGCACCAAAACTATCGGCTCCCAACACTCCCCATTGAGCATCATACCCCATTGAGGCCAAGTCTCTGAGAACTGCTCCAAGCCCCCGAAAAGTGATAGCTGGTGAGTTTTCCATGAAAACAAATCTGCATCCCACTTCGCGAACGATTCGGAGCATTTCTTTGTATAGGCCAGATTGTGATGCATCGACTCCATTTCCAGACCCTGCAACGCTGATGTCGGTGCAAGGGAATCCTCCGCAAACGACATCAACTTTTCCTCTCCACGGCTTTCCATCAAAGGTTGTGACATCATCCCAAATTGGGAACTTTGGTAAGATTCCATCTCGTTGTCTCTGTAGCAAGACTCGTCGGCAATAAGGTTCAATCTCGACAGCACAGACTGTGGTATGTCCGAGAAGCATTCCACCGAGGATTCCTCCCCCTGCTCCTGCAAAAAGGTGTAGCTCACGCATTATTCCTCCGAGTTTTCATCATCTTTCTCAATGATGGCCTGTGGCGTTACGCGATACTCAGGTTGCTGAGTAAACTGAGGCGTGATGGTGATATACTCTCCGCATTTTGCTCCATCCGTCTCGGATAGATTGCTGATGTAATAGGTCTGTGTCTGCTGTACAGGAGTCGTGTACAGGGATGCCGCTGTGATGATTGGTAATATTGGGTTCATTTGTTTAGTTTAGCGTGTGATGATGTCATGTGCCAAGCAGAGCATTCAGGACAGAAATAGCTACGGAGAAACGATGTGCCTCCAAAGCCTGATCGTAGCCTGTGCTTGATTGCTTGGTCACAATGGCTTTCAGATTCGTAGCATGACTTGCCACAAATCCCTTTCTTGGGTCTGGATCTTCCCTTTGCCATGCCCATCTCCAAAGCCTCCTGCTTGTTGATAGGTACTAGATCAGGAGTCTCAAGACCGATCTCTTCTAGGATTTTATCAATCGCGCTTCTCATATTGCTTAATCCAATAGCTTGCGTCTATGAAGTATTCGCATTTGTCTTGTCCTTCTTCTGGTTTGAAGTCGGAGTAGTATTGATACTCGGATGCCTTGCAGATGTACCTCCAGCAGTCTCCGCAAGAGGGGCAATCTGCGTTCTGGCATTTACTTATATCCACCATATTAGTTCTCCTTAATTTCTTTCTTTAGTTGTGATAGATCCTTGGATGATTGCCTTGCTTGCGCTGGTGTTTCCCATGCCATGATGCCATCTGCAATGTCAATTGCTCTGGTGAGTTGACCTTCAATCTTTCTGCAAAGATCATGGCAAGCCGCTGTGTCTTCCCAATGTGGGTTCTCTACCCAATTGTGACGCAATCCTTCTCCAAACCTATCTGATCTCGGAGTAGTTGATTGGGTTTTCTCCACAAGGAAGTCACCAATTAGTTGTTTGATTTCTTCACTCATTTTGTTATGCTATTAAGAAATTCCTGTTGCGTGGATTTAGGCCATGACTTGAACGGGAATGTATCAGGGGTAGGGTGGACAAGCATGGAGTCAGGATAGACCCAGCAACGCCACTCAAATGCCTCCTGCTCATTCACTCCGAGACGGGATGTGATAGTTGGCTTCTCCACTTTTAGAGCAGAGTAATCAATCCCCTCATCTTCCCATCGTCCTTGGTTTAGCCAAGTGGACGGGTTTGGAATGAATTGACCGCCCTCCTTTTGCCAATCCCTACTGGCAATGGCTTTGTTTAAGGCTGGCATAACCATATCCAGAGATAAGCCTTTACGCTTCCAGATGTCCTTACAATAGCCTTTGGCTACCTTCTTGGGGTAGGCTGACCAGAACGCATCAAAGTCATCTGTGGATACCTTCTTGCGCTTTGGTTGCTCATCATAGAGTCGCCCACAGCAGGGGCATTTATCATCTTCTATTTTCATATTAAAACTCCTCGTAAACCCAAGTTTTTTTCTTATACTGAACAGCCACAAATCGAAAATAGGGGTGAATATCTGCGGCTACTTTAATTTTAATCCTACCGGCTTGATGCCAAAACCCCTTTACTTCATGCCATTCAATATATCCATCTTTATCTACTACCATAAAGTCAGGGCAATAACTGGTGTTGTCTGCAAGTCTTAATTTTGCGGCCTCAAACTGGTAGTGGTGAATCTCACCAGCTTTTTTCCTTTCCTCTAGGAGAGCGGCATATGCTTGCTCGGTCTTATTCATCTGACCCGCCACTCGACGGGTTGTATTTGCTTTAGCTCGGAATTTCATTTTTGTTCTAGTTTTACGATTCGGTTGATGATGTTCTGACCAGCAGACTCGTGGATTTCACTATCCTCCTTTAGCTTCTGGATCTCGTCGCGGAGGTAGCGGAGGCAGGTGGCTGTGACGTGCCTAGCCTCGATGTCTGACCAATCACATGGGGTGTCGATCATGTCGATATACTGCTCCAGCGGCATCTCCTCCTGCTTTGGCAACGGGCGGCTGGTGCGGTATCTGAACGCCTCATGGTCTATAGGCATTGCTCCAATCTCGTATGGGAAAACCTCAAGCCATACGCCATGCAGTCTGTCGTGATGCTTGGCTTGCACTTGATCTCCTGTGTGGATTTCTTCGTCAGGGCCAAGCTCTCGCCACTCGGAATTAGACACAGGGATTTCCGTGTCTTTATCCGTGTTCAATTTCGTGTTTTTATCAAGAGCGGGTTCAGTTATTTGAGAATCTTGGATAACTGGTTCCTCTTCGCAACGAGGGCATGACATTGGCTGTTTCCAAAGGTGGCAGTCGCATTCGGTTACTGGTTCCTTTGGCGCAGGGGCGAGTCGGGCTTCTTGTTCTATATCCTCAACTTTTCTGTAATCGCTGTAATCTCTAGGAACCCATTTTTTATTAATTGCTATGGATGAGTTCAAAAGATCACGGAGCCTTGCGACCTCGTTGGTTTTTTCGTCAAGTTGCTTTCTGTATTCAACGCAAGCGTCTAATGCTTTGCTAAAGAAGTCAAAGTTCATTCTAGGTGATCGGTAACATGAGTGGTCACATGATCGGCAGATGTGTGGTTTTCTTCGATGATGCCTGCGTAATTTTCTTCAATGATCCCTGCGTAGTGGTTGAGTTGTTTAATTATTGACTCGGCTTTCTCGGCTCTTTCTTTCCAATGCTTGGCGAGTTCGTCGCCACGCTTTGCGGCGTCCATGACCATTTCTTTGAGCCTTGCGACCTCGTTGTTGGGTGTCTGTGGTTGGTTCATATTAGTTTCCATATTCTCTCAACCCTGCTTGGCAGAGTTCCTCGTGTGTTTTTGCTAGTTGAGTTTCTAAGTCGTAGATCCACTTGGGATCGACAAAAACTTTTCCTTGTTTGAGTGCGGCATTCTCCTCACGGAGCCTTGCGACCTCGTTGGTTTTCTCGTCGAGTTCGCGTTCTAGCTGGCGGGAGGTTTCTACTGGCACTACAAAGGCTTTTAAGCCCATTGCCTCGCAAGCCTCATCCGTCCTCGGCGTTGGTGTGGTGTCGGGGTTCATATTATTCCTCGTCAAAAGTTGATTTGGATAGCTTGAAGATGCCATCCAAGTCTTTCTCCTGCTTCATAATGAGTCGAGAGTAACCCGCCGCAAAAGCATTGGGGAACTTGAACTTCTCATCAGTATCTACGCTGATGTAATAATTCCATCGTAGAACCTCAAAGAGCATCTGGATACCAATTACGGCATCAGGACGCTTGCTCCTGAATTGACGAGCCAATGTCACAAGGTTCTTGTAGACATGGGGATTATTCTTATGGAACCTCTCAAACCTAGAAGCTAGGTCATCAAAGATTTCTTCTTCAATAGGAGAGAAGTCAAAATCGAATTGCTCACTCATTCCATTTAGGGAAGTTGATGTTGCATTTCTCTGAAGCAATCAAGTCAAGGTTGGAATAGGTTTTTGAAGCCCTTGCCATCCCTGCATCAAATGCCGCTAGGATTCTCTCCTCTAAAGTAGGAACAACTTCCCTTTCTCCTACTTTTGTCATCAGTCGGATATGCTCACTCTCCAGATACTTTTGTGCTTCTTTAGAATGCTTCATACAAGTCCGTGTTCAAATGCCAGTTGATCCATTTTTGTGCTGAAGATTTGTGTGAACTTGTATGGATCTACATGACCAAATTCCGTTGTTGCTTTCTCTTCAGCGTACTTTTCAGCGATAGGAATGAGCTTATTCCTTTCGTTGATGTAGTGGCAATTGTGCCATTCAGGGACATTGCGATAGTCCTCTCCTTGAGAGTCCTTGATCTCCAGACAGGAGCAATAGGGTAGCATAGTTTTAGCGTGGTTGCTTGGGTTGCTATTGTTTAGAATGGGATCTCTGAATCTTCTTCATCATTCCATGTAGGCTCAGGAGCTTTAGGACGATTTTGGAAAGCCTTTGCTGGCTTTACGCTTGCGGCAAATCCATCTTTCTTGACTTTGTAGTTGCCAAGGATGGGTTGCTTTTTATTCTTGGCTTCCCTAGAGGCTTTAGAAAGACCCTGCTTGATTACGCCATCATTTCCGTACTGATCAGGGCATTCATTCCCTGTGTCATCAGTATGGGGATACATAACGATGTCAAGGTATGTTCCCTTCTGACCCTTATAGAGTTCTTCTTTGTCAATTTTGCTAACGTCGATTTTGGCAACTATCATTTTGTTTTTTTGTTATACAGCTTTACTTGGTATTATTAAAAGGTAGCTGTGCGCCTTTTAATTGATTTTCTTTAGCCCACAAGGGTTGGAAATTTGTATAATGATTCAATTTAACTATTTCTTCATAAGTTTTGGCAGATGCAATTGGAATAATATGATCCAAATGCCATTCGGATCTATTTTCCCAAGACATTCCTGATTTAAAGAGGCTTTCTATATAATTTTTGAAATAGTCGAAAGTACATCCAAGCATATTATAAGCCCTATCTTGCTTTTTGTATCCACCTCTTCTGCAATGAGTAGAAATCATTGATCGCAGATTGGTTTTTAATCTGAACAAAGGATCATTTTTCTTTCTTTCTTTTTCTTTATCTAAAAGACGTTTGGAATTATTCTTTTTCCATGAAGATATAAGATCAGATGATTTTTTCTTATTATCTAATCTCCATTTTTTTGAAATCTGTTTATCTTTTTCATGCTTCTTGGCAAATTTTTCTTTAGAAAGCCACCATTCTCCACCCCAGCTTGTATAACAAACAAAGATCATTCCGTCTTCACGAATATGTCCTTTTTTGAGCTTCATGCGTTTTCTGGTGGTTCTCCGTTTTCGTTTATGAAGCCTTCACTCCTTAAATAAGAGAAAAGGCTGTCAAGTTGTTTCGGCGTGACTTCATTGTTGTCACCCGCAAAAGCAGTAAAGTGATTGCCATGATACATAACGACCCACTCACGACCTTTGAACATAATCCATAATGCTCTGGCATCTTCAGGGTATTCATTGGTTGTCACGGATGATGGATGGTTCTGACTCCTTGGTTTCGATGATCCAGCCAAGTGCATCATCAATGGTTGCTTTGGCATCTTTGCCACTAATCCCTTTTGCTTTAGCAACTGCTTTTTCCAAGCTCGTAATAGATAGCTTTGCACAATCCATGAGAGCATCAGATGACAGAATATGAGACAACGCAGAAATAGCGGCGGTCGTGTCTGTGACATTTCTTGTTATACGACCTTTGCCTAACTTGCGTCCAGCAATTTGCTGACCTGAAAGGAGTCGTTGCTTGATTTCTTTCCTGATCTCGGCAATGAAGTCTTCGACGATTTCTGCCTTGTCATCAATGGATGCCAGTTCATCATTGGTGAGTTGATTGACAACTGCACCAGAGATTATCTGGATCTCATTATGTGTTGCACGAACCTCTGGACAAATAGCTTTTGCCCTGCACCACTTACACGCATCAGGGTTAGGAGTTCTAGGAGCATCATGCTTTTGGGAAGCATGAATGATGCCAACGATTTCCTGCTGTGCGGCGACTAGATCCTGCTCATTGTATTCGGCAATGGTTGTGCCTCCTGCAAGGGGCTGAATGATGGCAACATAAATGGCTTTCAGTTCAGGGAAAGCATTCTTAACCAGAACAGCATAAGCCTTGAGTTGTTGATTCTCGGCGGCTTTACCCTGTGCTGTGCGTCCTGTTTTGTAGTCGGTGACTACTGCTACATCACCAAAGAAGTCGATGCGGTCGATGGCTCCAGAGAATAGATCCTCCTGAAAGAGTTCTTCATGGAACCAGAATCGTTGTTCGACAATGCTCTTGGTGATTGTTCCGAAATCCAATTGACGGATCATGTCGGAGTAATCGGACAAGCATCTGGTGGCTATGTCCTGACCTTCCTTTGTGAGTTCCTCAAAAGGTTTCTGATCTGCTAGGACGGCATGAACATCCGTTCCTAGTTGCATATACTGATTTGGTTCCTGCTCTGGAAGCGTGGACTCTAGATTCCATGATCCAGCACAGAGAGCAAGTCGGGAGATGCCGCTTGCTGAAGGCTTTCCTTTGCGTTCGTCAGTCATTTTCTAGTGATAAGGTAGAATTGAATTGTTGCTGTAATGGCAAGCATTGTTATGGCAAACAATTCCATTAAAGGATGGGCTTGAAGTTCTTTACATCATCCCACTTCTCAATCAGGCGTGAGATTACCTTCTCATCAATTTCTGTCAGGAGGGTTGACTTGGTTACTTTCGGAACCTTCTTGGCAATGAGGAAATGGATCACTTGTGCGTCAGGGATCTCATCACTCCACATCATACTCTGGAGCATGGTGAGAGGACTATTGGGAAGCTCTGTAGGGGCTTCTGGGATGCTTTCCACAACCTCGGCGGTGATGACCTCGGTTTCTGGTTCAGCGGCGATTACAGGCTTCTCAATGCGAACAGGCTTGCTGTCAAAATCCTGAACCTCCTCAACCAGATATGTGCCATTCAAACAGGCAGGAAAGACTGCTCGGACTCCCTCTGCTACTACCCGACAAGAGAGCATCTGTGCAGGATAGGTTTCCCAATTCCGCTTGCCTGTCAATCCAGCGGCTTTAGCCCTGTCCATCGTCCATGTAATTTCAACCTCTCCTCCTGCTGGATGGGAGAACTTTGCTGATGCTTTGTCATCAGTCCTGCTAGTCCATTGGATCTTCCCTCCTGCTTGCTGGAACCTTGCTAATGCGGCATGGCTCTTTAATGCAGGGCGGTTCTGGATAATATCATACTCGGCGGCGACTGATGCAGGATGCTTTCCTTCAGCCTGTGCGATCAACATTAGGGCGACTGCTTGCTCCTGACTCTTGATGCCGAATAGACCTGAACGAGTAATGGCAGATGCCATTTTCTCAATGTCCGATACAGGGATCGGGGAGTATTGACTTGTGGTTGCTAATTGATTAGTGTTCATGTGCGGTTTATGCGTGGTTGCTGTGACTGCTAAATAGTGGCTAGGGAGTTTGTTCATGGCTCCCTAGCCACATTTGTTTTAGTATCCTTTCTTCATGCCCTTCATGGGCATCTTCTTGGACATGGATTTCTTTTCCATCATCTTCTTGCCCTTCGACATGGTTTTACCCTTTGCCTCGGACATGACCTTCTTTGCGGTAGCCTTTTTCATTTCTTTTGTATTGATTAAGGTATGGTTTTTGTTTGGTTTCGTCTGAATCTTGTTACGGATTGCAGACACGATTTCTTTAAGCATTAGGAGACGGCGGTATCGCTAGTGGTGGTAGCGGCGGCGGCTTCCGTCTTGTGAACGAGAGCATGGATTTCGAGAAGAAGCTCCTGACTGATGTGACCAAGTTTGTTTGCTATCTCTTGAGCAATGTTGTTGAGTTCTGCTAATGTCATGGGTTGTTGTGGGTTTGTTTGGTTCTCTTTCAGTATTATTACTGCAAGAAATTCTGGTTTGCATTAGTGGCAATTCCAAGCCCTCAAGGACTTGTTGATTCGGGAGTTTGGATCATTCTTTTTGGCTTCTCCTGTCATCTTTGCCTTCATCCCTTTCATCCTCGAACAGAATGACTTTTTGCGTCCAGCATCCTTCTCGGTTTTAGGGTGCGGTGCAGGGGGCTTGAGATGCCCTCCTGTTGCTTTATTGTAGGAAGCTCGTCCTTTGGCATTAAGCCCTCCCTTTTCAGATTTGCCTTCTTTTCTCTGCCACGCTGGTGTTTTAGCCATAGTTATTTCTTCTTTGCGGTTTTCTTGGATTCGCGGAAAGCCTTTGCGGTCGGCGCACCTTTGGAGCCTACTTCACGCATTTTCTCACCAGAACCAGCGGCTATACGCTTTCTCTTTTGATTGATGTTATAGTAAAGCCCCTTTGGTTTCATCGAAACAGAATAGCTAAAGTTATGAGGATTGAAATCAAAATCGCGCTTGCGTAGAATCTCGGACTCATTGCGTTACAGGGTTATTGTCGAAATAGTTCTTAAAGACTCGGACTGCAAACTGACTCATGGATCGCTCATCTGCTTTGGCGGCGGCGGCGACTTTGGCCTTTAGGTCGGAGGGAAAATACAAGCCTAAAAAGACATTCTCTTTCTCCTTGTTTACTTCAGTTACAGGTTCGGTGGTTGCGGTTTCGGTAGTTGTCATGTTCCAGTAGTTAAGGTGAGCGTTGATTCTTGCACGGGCGTTTATCATCTGCAAGGAAATTTTAAGGGTTTTTTGCGGGGTAGAATGATCTCTGGTATCGGGGAGTTCCTATTAGGTTGCGGCGGCGGAGCCTGTCCAGCATAATCCAGATATAGGGGATGCAGGGTCGGTAGAGTGGATTCATAGGATTAGTCCTCAAGATATTCTGCTACTTCCTCAACATCGACTTCGCATCCGCATTCAGGGCATTCACAAGGATCGCATTCTGCTCCTGATCCCTGTTCTGCATCCTCCATTCGTCCGTGCATATATCGGTTCGGAGTTGACAGCGTGAAGCGAACTTCAAAATCGTGTTCACATTCTTCATTGTGGCAAGTGTAATTGTATCTCATGGCGGCGGTTTGGTTTAATTACTAGATTCTGGCAAGCGTTGTTCCATTAAATCAATTAGGAGTTTCATGTCGTCGTGATCCATAAGATGCAGGAGAACATCGTGGACAACAAAATCGGCTGACAGGATATTTACAAGTTCACAGAATCTTCGGTGATCTTTTACTAGGTGTCCATTAATGTAACCTGACTCTTCTTCTTCAATATTGGGATTGGTGTTCATGGTTTCGGCGGTGTTAGAGGTTGAATATGTGGTTGAGTCTGCGTTCTGTAGAATCGTTGACGGCGGCGGCGGTTGCAAGGATGTTTTTGAGTCTTTTCTCAAGGATGATGGTCATGCGGTGGATCTCCTTTGCTCTGGCAAGGGAGATTTTGATCTGGTTCAGGCCATGATGTTCGGCGGTTTTTATTTCCGTGAAGAGAAGCGGTTCAATGTTCGCCAGTAATGCGGCGGTTTCCTGAAAGGCGGCGGTGTTTGATTTCATGGTTACTTATTCAGGGATGCGGCGATTTCGTCGGCTAGTTTCGCGGAGCGTTCGCAAAGGTCGATCAGACGTTGCAAGCGTTCCTCTAGGGTGAGAGTTCGCGGCGGCGGGATCACTTGCCAATGGTCGCCTTGTGGGACGATTGCAAGGGCATTTGTGGGCGTTTGTGGCGTGGTTTGCGTGGTCATGGCGGCGGTTAGTATGGGGCGATTTCTTCAAACTTTCCTTCTGTTCCGTTCCATGCGAAGCGGGTCTGGATGCCTTTGCTTCTGGCGTAAACGATTTGCTCCTGTATCGGGAAGGCCCGCGTCAATGCTTGGCCCTTGTAAATGATGGCGGCGGCGGTTCCATCTTCGCAGATTGACAGATAAGAATCGGGCAAGCGGTTCCACCTTGTTCGCGTCCATTCGTCCAGCTTCCTGCGGTCAATGTCGGCGGGTAGTTTCATCCATTCGGCGTGGATCTCGTTTGCTTCTTTCAGGGTCAAAGGGGCTTCTGTTTTCATGGTATCAAGTCGGGTTGTGGTTCGGGTTCGGGCTGGGTTGTCTGCTGATGTTCTGGTGGTAGGGTCTGCCCTGCTAGGTTGAAAGGCATCTGATCCTCTGGGATAAGTTGGAACTGGTCGGCGGGGTTATGTTTCATAGGTTGACAAGTTCACGGCTGATCCATCGGGAATCCCCTGCGGTTGGTTCTGCTGACAGGGAGACAAGTAATTTTTCCCCTTCATCCAGCAGGAGAAAAAGATCTTCTCCTGCTTTCATGGTGACGCTATAAGGCGCGATCCTATCGGTCCAAAAGGTGACGGGTTCTCGGAGTGTTACTTTTTTCATGGGTTGTTCCTTAAAATTGAGGTTTTACGATTTCGCATTCAAAGAACATTTGAGGAAAGCAGTCACAACGATATTCTGCGCCCTCTTTTGTGTATCCGAAAACTTGCATGGGGCAATCCGTCCAGTCTCGCTCATCTCCATAGCAAGACCCTCGATAATAAAGCCCTTCTTTATTCTGTATTGCGTATTCTTTTTTCATTGGCTCTCCTTCGGTGTTGTGGGTTACGGGTTAAGGTTGGCGATTTTTAAGGCGTGGGAATTTGCTTTGTGGTGGGCGTTTTCCATCTTGTGCGGAAATATGGTTACGTGGTCGAGCGTTTCCCCTGAATCATCGTCTCGGAGGGCAACGGCAATTCCCTTTTCCATTTCCCAAACAAGGGAGGTAATTCCCTTTTCGTGGTTTGTATATTCTTTCATGTTCAATATGTGGCAAGGTAGGCGAGACGGGCGACAAGGGCCGCAAGGATTGCAAGGAATAGGCAGGACAGCAGGACTAGCTGACGGGTCTGCTTTTCGCGCTTGTAGGCTATAAGGGCGGGGCTTTTCTGGTATTTCATGGGGTAGGTTTTAGAGGGTGACACGTTGGGCGAGTGCTTCGGAGATTTCTCCGCTTCTTTCTAGTTGGTCGATGAAGTTGCAAAAATCCTGACGGCATTCTGCGGTCTTTGCATTGTGTCCTTTTGTGATGCTTTTGCGTTTCTTTTCGTTTTCCCAGTGGTGCGGGAAAGCATCCCAGAAAGCGTCTCGTATGTGTCCTTGGCTTGTGTATGTGTATGTATGAAGCATGGTCGGGAGTTGGTTAAGGTTAGAAGCAAACGGGGATCCCTCGGGAGTAGAAAGCATGGACGCTTTCACCCTCTGGGATGTCATTTGGTCGGATGATATAGACGGCGCATCCTCGGCAATCTCCTTGTATGTAGGGTCGAACGGATTTACCCTCGAAAAGGGATGCGAGTTTCTTATGCAATCCCTTTTCCCTGTCTGGTGTTGGGTATCGGTTTTCTCTCCATGTTCCGTTGTGGTCTCTCCATTGTATGCGCATAAAAGGTTTCCCTGTCACCTCGTCGCGTTCTACGCTTTCGGATCGTTTGTCCGTTCCGGTTCCACATTCTAACTCGTGCCAACGGGAAAGGCCTTTTTCGACCCTCAAGAGTTGGCTTGTCTCATCGTGTGAGAATCCGAAACTAGAAAGAACCTTGTAGAAGTGTTCTTTCCTCATCTGCTTTGTCCATCGTGTGCTTTTCATGGCGTCTCCTTTGGTGTTGGGGTTGGGTTAAAAGTTGTTTTTTCGCGCTTTAACAACTGCTTTGGCGCAAGTCGGGCAAGTGGGCAATCCGTTTTGATCTAGCAAGCTTTCATCGTGGCATAGGTATTTTCCGGAGATTTTGCAGGCATATTTTCCGTCAATTACTGCATGAGTCAAAAAGGAGACATCTTCCCCCGCCATGATTCGCTTATAGTAAAGCGGATGTTCCATGATGTTTCCCCCTGCGGGGAGTATCTTAATTTTTTTCATATTCTCCTTTTTTTGGTTATTTGTTCCGGATCGAAAGAACGAAACGGACGGCCTTTTTGACCTTGGGATTGCTTTTCGGGTTATTGGAAATAAAGAGAAGGTTTTCCAGTTTCCAATCTCCGTAGATATTCCAAGCGATTCGTTGTTGATATGGGGTTAGCATGGTTTTGTTTGTGTGGGTTGTTTAATCCTTCACGGGGATCGTGGAGGAAATTGTTAGAAGATAATCCTTCCTAGCTCTTTCGGGAGACCATTCGAAACCAGCGGGAGGGTTTGAAATCCATGCCTTGCAATCTTTAAGGGTGCGAAATTTCATGCTGCAAGTAATCCAAGAGGATCCTCCATCCATGCAAGACCCGAGGCCTTTTAGACGATACACGGGGACGCCATCGAATACGGAGTGAAAAGAAACGGAAGAATTCATGGAAACCATAATGCCACTACCTTGAAAGAATGTCAAAAGATATTTTATTCTTTTTTCATGCCCATAGAATGAGGCTCTAGCCGTTGTGCTTTGTAAGATATTTTACACTGCAAGACAATCGTAAGACACTTGCAAGACATAAAAGGACAAGGATAATCTACGCAAGACAAGCAGAAAAGTCTTGACAAGGTGTCGGAAAATCCCCTTAATAATCCCCTATACGGGCTGCCTTATTCGCTCAAGGCTGAAAGCTCCTTCTTTCGCTCCTTTGCTTTCCTAGTCTCTCGACCATAAAAGCCAATCAAACCCCGTCCGATTGGCGAAGCCAACCCCGGAGGGGCGAGGCGAAGCCGAGTCACCCCGAAGCAAAGCGAAGGGGCATCAAAAGGGGCTAGGTTGACAGATTATCTCTTTCAAGGCTACTCTCTCAAACTATGCCACGCCAAAGAGACCTAAACTCGCGCCAAAAGAAGTTCTGTCAGCTATTCACGCAAGGCGAAACTGCGGGCAACATTGCCCAGTCACACAGGAAAGCGGGCTATGTCTGCCCAACTATCGAAGGACACGGAGCAAACGGGATCAGACTCCTTAAGAGTGAGAGAATACAGAAGGAGATTAGGAAACTCCGTGAAAAAGCGTTCTCTCGTGAAGCGTTGTCTTACGCCGAGAAACGAGCATGGTTAGCTAAGGTTTTACGCACTCCGGTCGGTGAGTTGCACGAGGGATCTAATCTTGCGCAAGAGGTGACGATCACCGAGGGCAAGGAGGGAACGAGTCGCAAGGTGAAAGCAGTAGACAAGCTCCGAGCGTTGGAACTGGATTCTAAACTGGCTGGCGACTTCTATGCTGACAGGGAGCCACAAGCAAACAACCCGTTCCTCTACCTCATAACACTATCTTCTCAACCGATCCTCGGATCTGCTCAAGGTGCGCTCCCTTCTCCTGCTCCGGTCATTGATGCGAAGGTTGAGACGCTCGACGACTAGTGAGAGATCGTGAAATCCTATGGAGATCCTAATCGGGTGGTGGGAGTCCCTACCCACACCAGTTTATATGGCGGTGATGTGCGACATGCACTTCTGAAAAAAAATCCTTATTCTGGAGTTTCCTTCTTTGAAAGATCCTTTTAACTTGCTTAATAGAATAGAGATTGATAAAGTGTACGAACATGACATTGAGATACCCACCAGAAGAGTTTGCTAGGCCGAGCATAATGTTGTTGAGGAGTCTTGCTATGAAGTTGGGATTGGGTGTTAGTAAAGAGCCGGGGGGATATGGTGGGTTGAAGATGGAGAGGAAGAGGTTGGCGGAGTTGTTGAAGGAACATATCCAAGATCCGAGGTTGAGTGATATGGATCGTGATACGATTAAGTATTTGGAATAGGCTTTACAGGGGTTATAAAGCCCTGTAGCGTGTTTTCATTATGACTGAAGGTGAACTCCTGATTACGTTGTTGAACTCTGCTACAATAGGCCATGTCTTGCATTTGAGGTCATTGAGCTATTCGGAGCATAAGGCATTGCAGAAGTTTTATGAGGAAATGCCTGACTTGGTGGATGCTGTAATTGAGGCATGGCAGGGTAGGCATGGGGAGTTGATTGATTACCCTGATCAGGTTGTGGAGATTAGCGAGAACAGGAATGCTCTAGAGTATGTTACTTTCTTGAAGATTGTGTTGGAGGAGGAAAGGTATGTGTTGGGTGAGGAGAGTGAGATCCAGAACCTTGTGGATGATATTGCCCAGTTGATTGATTCAACTATTTATAAGCTGACTTTCTTGCGGTGATCTACGAGTTTAGGAAGCCAATGCCTGTACTGACTCCTGTTGGAGATGGGTATGCTATCTATGTGGAGAGTAGTGGGGTATTTGACAATGATGTGTGGACTGTTTGTATGTGCAAGGATGGGAGTGTGAAGCATTTCAATACTGGTCAGGTGAGGATGTGGCAGAATGCTACATTTGGTATTGAAAAAGGAGATAGGGGTGAATAGGATATTGTGACAGATCTACAAGTGTAGAACCCTGTTACGAGGTCGCTTGCTTGGTGGGGAAACTTGGCAAGCGGCTTCAGCAGATTTTACCCCCACACCTCTGCCAGAGAGCAAGTGCCAAAGGGGGTTCTTTGTTTAGATTTTAGGCAATAGATGAAGCGTGAGTTGATTAACTCGCGTAGAAATAATCACCCATGAGGGGAATGATGATACAATTCCTAAACATTTGTATAAAAGTGCATAGGTTTTGTAATGGAGTTGGAGGTTCCATATCGGGTATAATCTGGTGTCTTAATGGGTAAAATGATCCCTATCGGGATTATTATTAGATGTGCTATGGAAAATTTTATTAAATGTGTCCTTTTGGGAGGGACAGAAAGTTTACTTTCAAAACAAAAAACCCCACCTAGCGCGTAGCCAGATGGGGTGATTGTTGGGTGGTGATTAATTAATACTTGTCGCACTTGTCGCAGGAACAGCAGGACTCACAATCTTCTTCGTCCTCATCAACTTCTTCGATCTCAACTTGGTCATTGATGTAGTCCAAGACGGCTTGGAGGGATTCAACGACATTGAGGATGATGTCTTTGAGGGCTTCGTTTTCTTCGGCTAGGGCGTTTTTTGGCATTGTGTGTATGGGTTGGTTTAGACTAGCGAGACAAGGATATTTGAGGGGTGGCAAAAGGCAAGGAGAAAGGTGGCTCCAGCAGTAGGATTCGAACCTACAACCATTCGCTTAACAGGCGAACGCTCTACCATTGAGCTATGCTGGATTAAACAATTAATTAAACACGGATTGGGTTTGTGTTCAATTCCGTGTTCAATTGGCTACCCTGCATGGACTCGAACCATGAATGAGGCTTCCAAAGAGCCTAGTGTTACCATTACACCACAGGGTATTAATACTTGCGAGGTCTGCCTCGGCCTCTAGGGACATCTACCCTATTGTTCCAGACATTCCTTCCATAAAGTGTCTTCCTTGCCAAATCTTCAGGCAAGTTCAAAACGTAGTTTTTTAACCAGAGCTTTTCCTCTGGCCCTAGATCCCCAACAATCACTCCATAGTCCTCACCTTCATCCGCTAGTTTGATGGCTGAATCCAAGAGATCCTTTTGTGTTTTCATTTATTTTCTAAAAAAGTATTGACGGGAATAAAAAAATTCCATAGATGGAGCATTGTATGAATATCCAATTCACTACAAAACTAGAAAAGACCTGTGATGAGTGTGGTGGTACTGGTCGTGATTGGTACGATGAAGGCATTGGGGAACCATGCTGGAAGTGCCAAGGTACGGGCCATGTAGCTACTTCTGAAGGACTCGCAATTCTTCAGTTGATTGCACATCATCAACGGGATCTTCTTCAGTTTGCCTGATTTTTCTTTTTGAGGGCTGTTAAAAAGCTCTCAATAAGATGCCCAACGAGATACGCTTGCATCTCGTCATGCCCCTCTTTTTCTTCAATGCTTCTTTCTTTTAGGATGAAGTTTGCAACATGAACACATTCATGGGCTAATATTGCCAACCATTTTGGGTTGTTTGCCCAGCCACAAATAAAGATGATTGGAATAGATCCTAGAACTGCACAAGCATCAGTAGTTACTCCAAGGGTATCAAAATCATATTCAATAGAAAATTTCTTTTTCAGCCAATCTTTTGCGTGATCTTTGGTAACATTCCAGACAAACCAACAAGAAGAATTGAGAACAGGAATATCCAAATAGAACTCTTTAATCTTCATAAAATTCTATAATGCGGAATAATGTGCATATTCCCATTGATGTTTACCTTGAATTTTTTGCATTCGCATTTCCCCTCACTCATCTTTTTTTTCAGGTAATGCCTAGTTTTGGTTTTTTTACACCCAATCATTTTGCAAATTTCATTGGCAGTATAGAAACCTTTTTCTACTTTATCGAAATCATCCAAAAGAGCCTTCTTCCAAGCATCTGCAACAGATGCCATTAATTCAGCTTCGGATGGGTTTAGTTTCTGCTGGTTCATATTGCAAAAGTTTGGTTGCTGGTAATTCGTCTTTGCCACATCCTCTCCAATCAAGGATACCAATGCCGGGACGACATATCGCATCTCCGACTACTTTGTGTCCGTATCTTGTGAGCAACTGCCATGCAGGAGTTACCATGAAGATTCCGTTTCCATCATTAAAAATTCCTCCCGTGTGGCGATGGCCTCGTAAATATACTTTGGGAACCCTATGCCCGACACGGGAGTAATTCTGACGGGCATTGCCCATAGTAATGCTCATAGCTCCTGCCTCAAGATATGACCTAGAACTTGTGGGCATATGGTGGGCTATGTCAATGAGCGTACCATTAATTTCAATAAGACCTTTGTCTCCTAGCCATTGGGCATGGATTTCTCTGGCAATCATCTTTTCCCAATCTCCAACGTGACACTCTGTGCCAGCAGTCATGTAGATTACAGATGCCATTTTAGCCAAAGGCTTGAGGCATTCAATAGCCGCAAGCGTATGATCGTAATTCAATGCCGCAACAATTTCGCTACTACCATGATGGCGACCCTCAATACAATCGCCATTAATAATAAGTATGAAAGGATCTTTCCCAAAATGGTCTTTGATTTTTTGGTTTTTGTCATTCCAGCATTGCCATAGCCATTGTTGATGCAAATTGTTTCCTAATCCTATTTGGTTTCCTGTACTGGTGATATGACCTTCAGGCCATAATCCAACAGTAGATCCACAATGCAGATCAGAAACTACGACTGCCCCCATAGGGCGTTTGATTTTAATCATGCGATTGTTTTTGGATGGCTTCAGGAGGATTATCAGAAACCAGATTTTTCAAAAGCCTAGCCGCATGACTCATGGAAATTTCTTCCTGTTCCATCATGTCTGCCAAGAGTTGAACCAATTTGATCCGATCAATGAGATGATGAAGATAGCTGATTAGATCAAGCTGTTCATCTTTTAGATTTTTGGCATACCAGCCAGCACCAGCAGTCCAGAATTGGGTTTTGTGTTCTTCGCTACCCTTGAAATATTTATCCAATCCAGCGATTGATGCTTCTCTCCAAATATCGAAAGCATCTTCTTCTGGTGTCATATCACTTTGATTTGCGTTTTGATTTGGATTTCTTGCGAACTCCATATCCGATCCGAGCAGGACGGAGAGTAACATTTGGTTTGGCAGAATTTGTGGTTGCTGTTTTGTTCATTTAGACTTCTTGCCGTGATGCCACTTGGCGGCATTCTGTGCAAAGGTAGCCATCTTGCGAACAGCAGGATTCTTGCTGTGCTTCAATTGCTCCGTGGTCTTTCCAGTTTTCTTTTTGATCGCTGTGAAGCGACCCTTGTGGGACTCCTTGATATGGATTCCGCTTTTCTTGGTAGCCATAGTTTATTTTTGATTTGATTGGATAAACCTACGCCAAATTTGTTTTGGTTTGATGTATCCTGCCACGTTGCATACATGGCAAGGATAGTCATTGCAAGCACTTAATTCCTTAAAACAATTGGGGCATAAACCATTGATGTATCCAATGAATCCAAAAAATACTTTGATGTATTTCTTTATACTCATCAGAACGTAATGTGCATGACCTGACATGAGCAATCAGCACCATTCTTGTCGGCCTCATCAATGTCTGCAAAAATCACAGAGTTGTTGAACTTATCCATCGTTGTCAGCATCCACTCCATGCTTTTGCGATACTGATGATATTCAGGCTGGAACATACCGCTGATCACAATGTTCTTATCAGGGATGCGAATCAGATTGGTAGCACCCGTAGCCTCCATTTCTTTTGGAACGACGATGATATTTGCCAGCTTCTCCAAACGCTTGAATGACTCCCGATCAATACCACTACGGCATACCATGAAGTTCTCTGGATCAATGACATGGATGCAACAATCCAGATGGTAGAGATCATCACTCACCATCTTCATCGGGATAATATCAATGCCAGCTTTCTTGGAAATCCATTCTTGTGCCTTCCAATCGGAGAATTTTCCATGACCGCCAAAATACGTTTTGTCTTTCCAGTATTTGGTTTCAGCTTCTCCCTCCCAAAAGTGAGGAGGTTGTAAAACTGTATAGCCCATCTTCTCAAAGAATCTACGTCCCGGATCTTCTTCGATCTGACGACCATCAGCACTCATCTTGGCAATGAAGATAAAAGGATCAACAGATAGCCCAAGATTGGCTACAAAGTGTTGGTCTTGCGCTCCCTTAACAGGAGGCAACTCAATCACCTTAACACCAAGAGCAGTAATGAGTCTCTTGATTCTGGTGTACTGACGCATAGCACGTTCAGTATCTACTTTCTGACCCTTCATAAACTTGTTGTTCGGGATAGCCGTGGACAAGTATTTAGGAGGACACATCAGGAAACTTGGCTTTCTCTTATACTGACCAGAGCCATAAGCAGTCTTTTCAGGACTCTTGATCATAGAGGCTACAGAGCTATCTACCTTTCCTTGTATCACAGAAGGTATCATAGATCCGTTACGAAACTCTTGAGGGGAGAATTTAGCCATATTGTTAAAATTATGCCTATGGTTAAGAGTTGCGTCAATTCTAACTTGCTGTTATAAAAAACAAAGCTGGCGAGAATTGCGTTCTCAACCAGCTTTTAACCTCAACCATAATGCGTCTATGAATGAAGCTGAAGTAAACCTATTCTATTGCGACAATGGATCGCAAGCTCAATGTTTGCACAAAAAGTTGTTGATCAATTTTTGGAAACATTTTCTTGAAGATAAATCTGTCAAAGGGCCAAACAAAATCAAAAGGGAAGCATTGAAGGGAAATTTCAATGGGGGTCTAAAAAGCAAAGAGGAAAGGCTTCATGTTTTAATTGACTACGCAAAAATTGTTATTGGTTGGAAAACTGATCCATCAAAAAAACGAACACAATTTAACCAGATCAAAAAAACACTTCACAGAGTAGAGTTAAAAATAAACACCAAATGTTTTGTTTGCCTTGAACCAGCACATTGCCGACATCACATAATCCAACTTCAAAACGGTGGATTGAACCAGAAGAAGAATGTCGTGAGTCTTTGTAACGGATGCCATGCAGAAATACACCCTTGGCTAAAAAGTCCAACAAACCCCCCTACCCCCCAGAAAAGATTTGCTGGCGAAAAATCGCTACCCTCAACAATAGCCGAGGGCAGAACATTTTTCTCCTAGCAGACGGGGATAGCGTTTTGGTTCGCTACCGCCGCTTTCTTGGCCTACATGGGACGCATTCATGCTTGGCCTCAATCTTGCGATGATTGAAATCTTTCATTGACCAATCCGTGCGTCAACAATAAATTTTCTTTGGAGCTTAAGGGATACCGTAGCTTCTATACCCTCGACCGCCTTCTCCCCTTGAGTCGCAGAAACAAGGAGGATCGGCACTTGGGTTTCTTCAAAGGTTCCTTGCCCTTGACAAGCCCCCATTGGGGACTTCCTGCGAGATAGGGGGCAAGGTCATCTACTAATTGTAAACGAATTAGTACTTGATTGTATAAATGAACCTAAAATCCATCTTCATCCACCCCATTCCCGCCATAGCCCCAATCATCATCCATAGCCTTTTCTTCAGGGCTATTCTTGCTGTGGATCAATCTCTGCTCCCAATCTCTGATCTCTACGATATCCAGAGACTCTGCTTCTTCATCCTCAAAGGTAAACTCTAGCCCTGCCCTACGGAGCATCTGTACAGCATACGTCAGAGAGTCAGCCAAGTCGGGCGACTTCTTGATACGTTGCTTCATGTCGAGCTTCTTCTCAACAGCAACCTTTCTACCTTTGTGGTAATACAACCTAGAACAAAGTTCCGCTATGACTTGCGAGTTCTTATCCATGTCGATACCAACAAGGGATCGCGTGGACATAGCCGTATGAACAGCAAACCAATACTCCGTGACAAGCCGATCATAGGCTTCTTTGCAAGTTCTCTTATCCAGATTGCTGATCTTCCTTTCCGTAGGCATTCCCATTGAGGAAATCGGGAAGATGAACATGGCTTCAGGATTGAATTTGCTCCATTCAATGATGATTGCTCTCATCATCTTGCCGCCATCACCTGAAATATCCAAACCAAAGTCCCTTGGGTGGACTCCATACTCCAAGCAATCCTGTACCACTTGCATTGCGATACTTTCCTCAAAAACTTCTCCAACAGAACTGGTGTATTCTTTGGTTCCAAGATAGAAACCTACATTTCTACCAGTATCATTTGCCCCAAATCGGCAAAAAGTAGCGGCACATCTATCTCCACCAGCCGTAAATGCAGGGTCAAATCCGCAAACAACCTTTGTCCTGTTACTCCAAACAGGCTCCCAAGCAATATCGCATCCTTGAATAAACTGTTTTGAAAAGATTGTAAGCTCTACAGAGGAATCAGGCCACCAACCATACACATTTCGCCAGTACTCTAGGGCATTTTTATTGCCATAGCATATTTTTAATGTTGCCTCCATTTTTTTGTAAGTAAGAAAATTCCTAAAAGGAGGTATTTCTGCGTTTGGAGCTTGAAGATTAGGGCTTTCTTCTCCTGAAAGGTGCAAAGCAATTCCTGTACGGGTCTTCCACCTTTTTGTGTACCTATTTACAGCATTCCATCCCATTGGATCATCGGGTTCACACAACTCCGTATGAGGATTATTTGCAGTATTTGATGGGTTTGCCATGCCGCCAAACAAAACATCATCGTTTCCTGCCGTAAAATTGGATCGCACATTGAGGCAATACAAATCCATTTCAGCCAATTCGTCCAAAAATACCCTTACTCGTTCGTTTTTTCTTCCTCGCATATTGTCAACAGCTTTTTGACCCTCTCCTCCTTTTGGAAAAGCAACCGCTTTTATGGCATTTGTATAGTCTCGTTCTGTATCTTTGGTATCAATAGACTCAAAAACAATCATCCTACGATACTCAACAAGGTTTCCAATCGCGGCATCTTTACCATATTTGGACTGTAAATTACGCATTGCAATTCGGTATAGAGTGCAAACCTTACCCCACAATCGGTCTTCAGAAGCATCCAGAGACGTAGATGCAACGTATGTGGAGGTACAATCAGGGGCGCAAAGCCAATCAATTACGATGCAAGCCGCCACAGAAAAGGTTTTTCCGCTAGATGCACACCCTGCAATACCCCAATCGTTCTCATTACAGAACAAATCTATAATATCTAGGGCATAATTATTGGCGATTCCTTGTGATTGGAGCAAAACATCGTTGCCATAAATCAACTGAAAGCAGTTGACCATGTGCTGTGCAGGGTTTTTTAGGTCAGTATGTTCCAACTTGATGCCATTTTTAACCCGTTCACGCCTTCCAAACTCTCCACGAGTCAATCTATAAGCCGTCAACTCACGAATGAATTGTGGAACATTCTCTCCAAAGGAAAGCCCGTATGTTGTGTCTTTGGGCAAGTCAAGACAAATGCCGTTGTAGTCCATGTGAAGTTTTACTATTGACTTATTTTATAAATTAATACAAGCATTTGGTTCACATGAGCAAAAAGCCGTATGTTTTAACGCAAGAGCAAAAAGACAGGCGCAACCTTCTTAGAAGATTAAGGCGTTCTAAAAATAAAGAAAAAACAAATGCTGAAAGCAAGGCATGGAGAGACGCAAACAAAGAAAAATACAAAGAGTGTCGCAAAAAAAGCCATCAAAAATACAAAGAGATAAGAAATTTGCAAAGCAAAAATTGGAGATTAATAAATCCAGAAAAAGTTAAAGAGAACAACTTAAAAACTGTTGTACCTCAAAAGAAAATTTTTCAAGAAAAAGCAAGTTCTTACAAATTGCAACATGGTTGTATTGATTGCGGATACAAAGCTCATGCCGTTGCATTACACTTTGATCATGTTTATGGTGAAAAGGTAAAAGATATATCTCTTTATCATAAATGGGAATTAGCATTGCCAGAAATCGAAAAATGTGTTGTAAGATGTGCAAACTGCCACGCCATAAAAACTTTTGAGAAAAAAGAATATCGAGGCTGGCGAAACAAAAACAAAAAATCGTGAGACTCAAGGATAAAAACGGGCCTATCCCCGGTGGACTTTGGTATGAATACAGCGACGATAAGGGAAATACTTATCGTGTTAATGGAATGGATACTGTTTTTGGAAAACAATTTGCCCAAAAGGTATCAAGCGACATGACAATTAATAATGTTCAAGTTCCAGATAATTTAGAATACTTGATCGAACAACAAGTTTGCAGTAGGATTCCTAGCCAATACTATTGGCAAGAAGCAGGAGACAAAGTTGCGAACGTAATTCATCGTTTTGCTAACCTTGGAGATCGCGTTGCGGCAAGCCTTGGGGTTCAAACAAACCTTGAGCAAACCGCAAAGGGTTGCACCGCTTGCCAAAAACGCAGACAAGCAATGAACCAAGCCCTCGGCTAAAATGGCAAAATCAAAACGCATCGTAAATCGTGAGGGAGTCTCCAGTTGGGGATTCAACACAATCAATTCTAATGGCGTTGCTCCAACTAGCCGTGTTCAAACTGCCAATGATGCGTTTACTATCTGTTGGAATCTAAGGTTAGATAACGCAGGAAGAGAGAGAAAATGGGGAAGAATTTTCAAATGTTATAAGGGCTTTCCTCCTACCGATTATAGTCAGGTAGCTTCCCGTCAGCTTTCTGGAATGAGCAATGTGCCATTCCGTCAGATGAAGTTTATCGTGGACAATCAGAAGTCCAGCTTCGTTGACATGGTAATGGAGCGCAATACCGCCGCAAACATTACTACTAAAATAGGAAATCCTACAGAAAAGAAGGAGTGGAGTGATATTATTAGTGTTGGATTTGATCGGATGCTTCGTTCATGGAACAGCTACAACTACAATGTTGAGCTTGATGTGGAAGAAATGACCCTATATGGAAAGGGTTTTGAAATTGCAGAAGACAGGGATGGTTGGCCCACCAAGAGTTTTCATAATTCCAATGTGCTAATTCCAGATAAAACGTATGCAGACCTCACGAACTTGGGTGAGCTTTGCATCAAACGTAGCTACACCCCCCTTGAGTTCTGGCTCAAGATTACTGGAGGAGAAGAAGATCCTGAAAAGGCACAGAAACACGCTACGGATATGGGTTGGAATTTTTGGGCTTGCGTGGATGCGTTGCGGATGTTCACCACCAACTATCGCAATACCTACACCAACACGGAATGGTTGCGTGATGTTGCTAGTGGCAACCTAAACCTATCTCGCCTTTACACTCTTCGCATTGAACTCTACGAGCTTTACATCATGGAGTTTAATGGGAGCATCTCAAAAATGCTCCTCCTCCAGAATTACGAAGGTCTTGTTCTTGGATACAAAGAAAATGGTCGCAAGGATCTTACTGAAGAAGAGTACCGCGACCAAACTGGTTTCCTTTACTATCGCAAAGATTGGGTAGAAAAGGATGGTGATGGATGGGATGACATCATTGCCCCTATGTGCGATTCTACTGGTAGTGGAATCTGGCATGAAATTCAGGGTCTAGCTGAAGCGGTCTTTATCCAATGCCGTGCATACGACATTCACATGAACCGATTCATGGATGCCGTCGATTGGAATACCCGTCTCATGTTTAAGGGTGGTTCTGCCGAATCGACCAAGAAGCTCAAGCAGATGGAGTGGCAACCTTGGATGGTTCTTCCTCAAGATGTCGAGCCGCAACAGGTTTCTGTAAACATTCCTTTCCAAGAAGTCCTTGCTGGAATCCAATTCTATCAAGCTGATCTCTATCGCGGTATTGGTGCTTACAACATTGGCATGACGACCAAGGGTGGCAAGCAACGCACCAAGGGAGAAGCTCAACTTGATGCCGCTGAATCTGCAAAGCTCCAAGGAACACAAATCCGTAGGTTCAACGATAACCAAACCCGTTGGCTCCGATTGCTCTACAAGCGCATGAGCAATACCAAGCGTGGTGGAAACGGATGGAAGCTCAAGGAAAAGTTCATTGACTTCATGGATGAGAATGGAGTCCCTGAAGAGGCTTGGAAATGGGAGAACATTGAGAACCTTGAGAGCAATATGCTTGCTGGTTCTGGAAGCCCATCCTACAAGCTAATGGCGGCTCAACAGACTGTTTCACTCACAGGCATGACTCCTATGAATGACGGGCAAGCAAATGCTATTGCTGATGCTATTGCCGCTCTTAATGGTCGCCAGAATGTCAATCGTTACTTCCAACATACCAAGGTTGATATTCCTGATGAGCAGGGAATTATATCAATGGAGAACATTGGCATGACTGATCCAAAGGGCAACCCTGCCAACTTCAGGGTTTATCCTGATCAGAACCATGTGGAACACTTCAAGGGTCATATCCAAGATGCCATGACTTCCATGCAGGAAGCACAGCAAGTTCTACAATCTACTGGCGTTAATCCCAAAGGACGCAACAGCCAGCAGACTGAACAGGGGGTTGATGATGAAGCATTTGAGCTTCTCCGTGATATTTACGCCTGTCTCATGCGATTCAAAGGGCCACATCTTGTTGCCCACCTTGGATTCATTCAGAAAGATCCTTCCAAGAAACAGATTGCCAAGGAGTTTGGTATGCAGATGCAACAACTCCAGCGTGGTGTTGATGAGCTTGGAAGTCAGGTTTCTCAAATGGCTCAATCCAAACAGCAGGAGCAGGGTCAAGGAAGCCAAGATCCTCACACCATCAAGCTCCAAGCTCTGGTTGCCAAGGAAGCGATCCAGACCGATAGCCTCAAGAAGAAAGAGGACATCAAGCTGGCGGCACTCGCACAGAAAGCTCAACTCCATAATGCCAACAGCATGGAGAAGGTTGCAACCGATCTTGCGACCAAGAGAGCAAAAGCCGCTAACGAGATCCAGATTCGCAGGGCAAAAGCCGCCCATGATACTCAAGTTTTGCAAGACCAGCACCAGCAGGAAATGCAGAACCAACAGCAAATGAACGCCCAAGATATGATGGCCCAACAACAGGCTATCCAAGGGCAAGAAGCAGTAACACAAAGCAACCCGCAACTCGGACAAGAAAATGGCTGATAAAAACACTACGAACCTTGCCGCCGCAATCGTAAACGATAGACGCTATAGCGAACTTAAAACCTCAATCTACGAGGATCTTGTAACCAAAGATCACGCAAGCATTGTTGCTGTATTTAAGGCATTGCAGGATTATGCTTTTGAAGCAGAAGATAATTCTTTCCATTCAGCAGATAAACCAGCAATGATTACTGCCAAGGTAGGATCACATGATTTGGATATTGATCCCGATCTTGATGATGGTCTTACTCCAGAAGAAATTTCCCTTCGCAAATAGCAACCACCAAAACTAAAACATATGTCTGATACCGCCGTTGTTGAAACGCCACAGCAAGTTGATCTTACCGCCGCATCACAGGCCGACAAAGCCGCTAGGGATGCCGCAATTAAGCAAGCCGATAATTTCTTCAAGGGAGATATTAAAGAAGCACCAAAGGGTACTCCTGCCGATCTTTTCAAGAAGATGGCAGAGAAGCTCAATCAAGATTCTTCTCAATTCCAAGAAAAGATTGACGAGGAAAAGCAAGCCGTAAAAGCAAAGGAAATCAACCGCGAGGAACCTGAAGTAAAGGCAACTCTAGTTGATGATGAGAAGAAGCCGGGGTTCATCAAATCGCTAAAGCAGACGAATGAACAGCTTTCAAAAGAAACGGCTGAACTCAAAGCCCGTGTTGAGAAGATCCCTGAATACGAAAAGGAAATTCAGGATCTACGCTCCAAGATTGATGATGGTGGAACCAAGAAGGAAATGGAGAAACTTCGCCTTGAGCTTGAAAAGGCTCTCAAGGAACGCGAGGATCGTGAGGCACAGCTTACTTCTGATCTTGATAATCTTCGGAAGGCAAATGCTTTTCTGAATCTTCCTGCTGATCCTGTATTCAAGGAGTCTTATGACGCTCCTATTCTTAATGGATATAATCAGGTCAAGATGATTATTGGTGATGATCACACATCATTGACTGAATTTGAGAAAGCAGTTGCCGCTTACGAAACCTCACTCCGTTCCAAC